AATCATCGGCTGGATGATAATCACCGTATTCGTCCTGATAGTATAGCTTTCCATCCTCTTCGACTTGCCATGGAGGCTCAGGATGTCCCATCTTTCCACCTTGCTTCCGAACCTTTAGGACTCTTCGCGTCATCCGCTTCCGACCCTTTGCATAGGCGCGCGCCATCTCCCGTTTGAATGTGATGTATGTTGTTTTCATCTCAGTATCTCTTTCTTGTCATCTGACGGAAACTTTTGGGCTCAACGGTGTAGCCCTTCCGATTGACCGTGGTAAGTTGAAGGACTGTTCCGTCTCTCAAAGAGCCATAAGAAGCCTCTCCCATCTGCCCTCTCAGTATCGCTTCGATCCGCTTTGCCTCTTTGTCGTTCTCGCGCGCTTCCGCTCTGAGGGCGCGCATATCGTTGGCCAACTGGAGCGCGTTGTCATTGAGGGTGACGGTCCAGCCGTTCTCCTTTGGATAGAGTCGCTTCAGAGAATCCAGTGCCTTCGGATGGTCGGGCACCTCGGGAGGGATCCGCTTCTTTACATTGTAGTTCCAAAACTCATCGAGCACCGGATACGCCAGTTCGAAAAACTCCCCGTCAAACTCCAGATCGGCGTTGGCGAGCATGCACCCCGGGAACTGACCGGTGATAGCGCACAAGTCCATTTGTTTACAGGCCGCCTGTGTCTGACACTGTATCCAGTACTGTTCGGGCGGCTCCTCTGCCCACTCAGCCGCACGAAAGATGTAGCGAGGGTCATTGACCTGCTTTATCTCCAGTGGTATCCAGCGGCCGTCCACAAGCGTCTCTCGATCCAATGTGGCCCCAAGCCAAGGGATGTCTGGGTGGACGGCGATCTCCGTTGCCCCCGGGTCGCGCACCTCACGGCCTGTCTGCTCGGCGTAGAGCTCGGCCGTGAAAGGCTCCATGTAATGGCCGTATCGCAGAATCGGGCTGTCGTTCTCCTTGACGTCCTCGGTTGTTTTGTCCATGTAAACGTCGAGGATGTTTTTGAATGCGGTCGCCACTCCAAGCACTGCGGCTACGTCCGAGGCGGTGATGAAACGTTTCCGTTCTTTCAGCCATTGTTTACGGGTTTTCATCGGGATGCCTCTCCTTGTAATCACGGTAGGCTTTGGTTGCCTACACACAGCGGGTCATCAGCAAAATCAAAAACCGACGTCGCGTTTCCTTCGTCAAAAACAATCTTGACCGGATTAAGGCGAATCAGCCCTCCTCCGGCATAGTTGCATGGTCCTTTTTTGCTTTGCGAATCAAGTGCCTCACGCTTTGCGCCAATGCGTCTACCGATGCACGAGAATCCGATCTCTCCCTCATCAGCCCCGGCGTCTTTCCATTCTTTTACCGTGGCGATGTGTCCACATGATGGACACTTGAAAGCAATATCGTCTGATGTTTCGTAACGTTTCTTTGCTTCTTCTATCCAGTCTTTGTGTGCTATCTCCATTTCGTAAATCCTTCCTGATTCATCGTGCGAAATATCTTCAACTTCGACCACCCGAGCCGGTCAGCATCGGCCTTGTCCTCTATGGTCGGCAGATTGCACGATGCGAAAAACTCACGGGCCGCAACCTCCTCGGAGTCTCGTTGCGACATGCGACTGTCGAGGCAGATTGCGATCCGTTCGTAGAATTTGTGTCTATCGATCCTTTACCGATAATGTTCAGAAGTTATCGGCTAAAATGGTTTATATGTTCTGTAAATACTGTACGCGAGTGATATAACCGAAGCCACTATCGCGATTATTGGTAGTGTCAAATCATCCATTTCATCTACTCCTTACTTCCGATAATAGTTCTATGCGAGCAGGGCGATTGCCACGGCTGCGGCAGCGCAGATCATATTCGCAACGAAGATGACCATCCAACCTACAGCTGTTATGCCGAAAATCTTTCGAGGGCCTTCAGCCGCCCTGACGCAGTTCATGCACCAGCTTGAACCGCCAACGACGAGGTTTCCGCATCCGAGGCATTCCCTGACTTCGCTTCTTATTTCAGCTATGTATCCTTCCACTTGCTGCATAGCATCACCTGATTACCGTCACGTCGTCGCCTACGTGCCCCCGGATGTATTGGTAGACAGCGTTGGTGCATTTGATCTTCCAGTCGTAGCCGCTTGCCTCATGGAGCGTAATCGTAGGGCCGTCCCGTCCTTTGCCGATTCGGATCAGATAAGTCGCCTCGGGCTGTTGTTCAACCTCCCGGAATGTGCGATAGGCACGAAGCGTCACGAATGGTTCAAGCTTTCCTTCACCTTTGCGCCCCACCCTGGCCTTGTATGAGACGGTCTGAGATATTCCGTCATCATCGATGACCTGCTCTTGCACGTCGGTGATACAGGAGATGGCGGCAATCATCTGCTTGTAGGGGTCATCTCGGATGAAGAAATCTGAGGTGTTGATAATGAAACTCTCGATATCCATTGCATGGCCAAATCGAAAGTTGTCGGGCAGGATCGGCTTTGCGATGTGCACATCGCGTCGGAACATTCGGTTGTTGTAATGCTCGAAGCCAAAGACGATGACTTTGTTCATTGAACACTGTATATAGTGATGATCCTCGGCTGCCGCAATGGCCCCATCAAGCGTCGAGCCCTCAGTAGGCGGAATCTCTGTCGGCGATATCACACCCTTGTTATTGGTGCTTCGCTCAACACCCTCACAGTCTTTAAATGTCGGTGGTCGCTGTAGGTCCAAAATTCTATCTATTGCCTCTCTAATCATTGGTTTTCTCCGTTCTTATCAGGCTCGGTACTTCGCCCGTTTTTGGGTCAAAAATATCAAGCTGTTCATCGGTGTTGATGAATCCGCGCTTCCCATCTCGGTAGATCGTCAACATGTCGACACCGGGAACATCGGGCGGGAATTTCGTTTCGACGGTGGCTTTGATTGCCGCCTGTTGCCTATCTTCTGTCGGCAAGATCTCGATCTTCAAGGTCACCCTTCGGACCTTGTTTGCCGGCTTGTTCGGGTCGAGGGCGTCCTTGACGGCTTCATTGATGTGGTGATTCACCTGGCCCACCACATCGCCATGATTGATGAGATTCACATCTACTGGTTCCCAACTCATCTTACCTATCTCCTATGAAAGTTTTTTGTTAGTTCGATGCAGGCCTCAAGACACTCGTCCCAAAACCCCATGATTTCATTTGCCGTATCACTCTTCAGAGACGGTGTATGAACCGCTCTGATCTGCTCGAAAAATGCAGTCAGTTTCTCTTTGTCGCCAGCGGCCTCAAGGCGCTTCTTCTCTTCCTCCTCCGCCTTACGCTGTGCTTCAATGCGAGCCGCTTCTTCTCGTTTGGCACGCTCCTCAGCTTCCCGTTTCTCCCTGAGCTCGCGTTGTGCCGCCTCTGCCTCTTCACGAGCCTTCCTGGCTTCTTCTTCGCGCTTCTCCCGCTCCGCCCGCTCTGCGGCCTCCCTTGCTTCCCTCGCGGCTCTCTCTGCGGCTTCGCGCTTCTCCCGCTCTTCGGCAAGCTGACGCTCCCGCTCTTTGGCCTCTGCCCGCAAGCGGGCATTCTCAGCCTCGATCCGTGCGCGCTCTTCGGCCTCGGCTTTCTCCCGGGCAATGCGCTCCTCCTCTGCTTTGCGCTGTTCTTCTAAACGCTTTTCGTGTTTTGCCCGTTCAATTCCGGACTGTTTTACGATTGTTGCCAGTTCGGTATTCATTCCATTTCCTCCATCGCCCAGTTGAGAGCATCCAATCCAGCCTCAGAAAACGATGTCCCGTTCGACTGAAGGAGTTTGTCGAGACTGGTCAGGGCGTCATCGCCCCACTTTACACGGGCCTTGTCGATTACTTCTATGCGGAGCTGTTCGATCTCTCGCGACTCGTCGGTTGCGGTTTTGGCAGGTTCGGCGGCTGGTTGCTTTCGGTTGGCCCTCACGAGCTCTCTGAGTTTTTCCAAATCCGCCAATGTCCATTGCCGCACGTCCTTGCCGACATGATTACACGCCTGCTCCAGTGTCACGTCGCATTGTTTGAGTGTGGCGACGGCCTGGAGGTTTTTCGCGGCGTCAACTTTGTCGTCGCTTGATTGGCGTGGCTCTTTCATGTCTGCGGTGGCGATGCCGAGCAGCCCCAATAACGTATACCGGCTGAGCAACGTCTGCGTCGAAGCTATGGCTTGCGCTGGCCCTTTGTTCCCAGAGGTGTCTGGCGGTGATTCCAGGTGCGCTTCTTCGCTGTGACCATCGCGGTGTGTTATTCGACAGGTAACCCTGACAAGACCACCTTCAGTTGCGGGGATCCAGGTATGCGAGAAACCATACTTGGAGAGGATTGGAACAATAACGCTCACCGCCAACGCTGCGCTGGTGTGAGTGTAGGTTACCCTGATGCCTTTTCGATTGACGTAGTCGACCTTCTGATCCCGTTCAAGGACGGCTGGCAACTCAGACTTGAGCAGCGCCATTGATTCCGTGTAGGCTTTTTTCGCCTCCCGTGCTTCATGTCGCTCCTGAAGCGCCATGAGTTTTTCCAGCCTCTCTGGGTCGATATCATTTTGCATTGCGGCAATAGCCAGCGGATGCATTTTCGTTTGTTGCTCGATCTGCGCAGGCGCAGTCGTGGTTATCGCGTGCGAGTCAGTCATTTCAGCAACTCCCCGGGAACGACGAAGCCGTATTTCCGCAAGAACGAAACGACATCGGCCTTGGTGAACCGGAGATGCCTGCCCGGTGTCCGGAAGGCATTCATCTTCCCGCTGTTCACCCAATTGTGGATTGTTTTCAGATCACACTCACAGATGCGCGCAACCATTGGTGCCGTCATGATATTCCTTTTTCGTTCCATCTAACCCTCCATCTTCCATGAAGGGAGCTCCCATGGAACCACCTCCGGAGCCATACCTGGCCACCATTCTGTTGATTGACATCCCGCGTATTGCGAGATCAGATCTTCGTATAGTGCGCGGCCGGCATCCAGTGTCTCGGGGGCGTACCCCATACTGAAAACGGCGATGTCAATGAAGGAGCTTCCCTTTTGTATGTGGATCGCAATCATTGCCGGGAGCACGTGTCCGTCGATCAGCCCGGCTCGAATTGCTGCGTCGTGGTACCATGCGAGCTGGCCATGGTAGTCATAGTTCGCGGCATCCCGTAGGATCTCACGCACTGTCGGACGCCGAGTTGTCTTCAGGTCCACAACCCTATCGGTGATCGCGTCCAGACGTCCCTTGCATTTAATTCCAGTTCCTGGATGCGTCCACTGCACAATGCGTTCTGTCTTCGCGCCGCGCAGTAATTCCATGGCGTACTGATGCGCATGAACCGCCGTGGCCGCCCTCGTCGCCGCCTCGAACTCTTCGCCACTGATAACCTCGGCACCCTTGGGCAAGCCAGCCAGCCATCCATCTCTGGCCTCCCGGGCTGCCTTTGTGCGCATGTTTCCGAAGTCGGGCTGCACGATGTACTCATCCAGAAACCTCTCCGGCTCCAACACCGCACAGTGTACTGCCCGCCCGAGACGAAATGAGTCCGTGTCTTTCGCTTCTTCGGGATGGTCGGCCTGGTGCTTTGTGAACGCTGGCGAGGTAGACATTTGCTTTAGCGTGCTCCAGTTGAGGGCGTCCATTTCTTCGTATATCTGATGGTTCATTTGTGGACCTCACGTATTTTCTTTACCTTTGGACTAAGGCTGATTTTGTTTTTGGATAGTTCAGATTGACTGATTCCACGAATAAAGGTCTTCAGCGATGGATGCGGGCCTTTACGTGGTCTCCATTTTAGAATTGGTGTTCGATCTGGCCCTGTTTCATCTTTCCATCCGATACGAACCAGCTCGCGCGTGTGCTTCTTGTAGAGCCGCTTCATGGTCTTCATGCCTTCACCCCCGTCAACAGCTCGATACCTTCCTCGATGAAGTTGCAAGCCCCATACAGCTTCACCGCTACAGGATTCCCGGGGGTAATCTCGTTCGATTCCCGCATCGCCATTAGAATGCCTGTCCTGGCTCGATTGAATTTCTCTACTGCCTCCCCGATCCTTTCGTCGCTGGCCTCGAAGTAATCGATTGCCTCCGAAACTATCGTTGTGAGATGCATGGCAATGCTGTCCTTAACTTCCTTGCTTGTTGTGCCCATCTGCTATCCCTTTCTGCGGCAGTGATGATCTCGCCGCCAAATACTCGCTGTGTCTCCTTGGCGCACGCCCTTGTCGGGCACCAAAATTCATCGCTTCCTGTGATTACGTAATATCTATCCCTCATGCGGTTATTGCCTCCTGTAGCTCCTGATCCGTTACTGGTCGGACCGTGTATTCGAAATCATCGAAATCTCGCTCGAGTTGCAGTGCGTAAACTTTTGCAGAAGTCTCACACTGGCCATGTTTTTCGATTTCGTTCCAAAGCTCACGGACCATCTCTGGCCCGCGCCATACCGTCACTAGATAGTGCGTCATTGTTCACCCCCGGTGTTGTCGTCCGACGAACGCGGACGAGTGGTTCAATCTGAATCCCCAGGGGCGCCTCCTGGGGTGTATCAGCGGACTTGTTGAGAAGACGGAACCCGCATTGAGCTGCAAGGCTTCGCCATCGGTATATCTTCGTTCTCGACTCACCCAGTCCGCGCAGCATGCGCAACCGGTAGGTGTATCGCTCCACCGGGCCTCGCCTCTCAGCGAGTTCGAGCTCATCGGCCAGTGCCCCTCGCCGACGTGCGGCGAAAGCTTCGTAGGCGTTGGTGGGGATGCGCCCCCCATCGGACAGGGAAAGGAGAGAAAGACTGTCCAATGGGGGGCACGTGAGGAAATCGATAGCGGTGGGAATATCGTCGAAGTCTCTACATATCAGAGACGCAGCACGTCGCCGTGTCTTCTGCTTTTTTATTCGCGACCAGGCTACCCAGTCGTTTACCTTCTTCGTCCACCACGCTGCCGCCTGCTCTTCCTGGCGGGCAATCATGACGGCTTCCCGGATTGCGCTGAACGCTTTTCGGAGAGCCTTAGCTGCCGGACCTTCATCGAGGCCGTCGAAGTCCATCGCTGCGAGGGCGAAGTCGTCGAGCAGCTCGTCGCTGGGGCGCGTGGCGGTGGCGGTGTTCATTCGCCACTCCCAAGGTAGCGACCGAATAGGATCTTGAATGCAATGTGATCGAGTTCGCCAGCCTGCATCTCGTGCATGTGGGCGTGCCAACTATCAAATCCTATTTCGGTTGAGTCATGCTTGATACACGTCCGAATTTCGGAAGCCTGTGTTCGGTGATCTTCTGCGATCATACTGAGGTATTTCGCAATGAGCTCGCGTTCATCCATGATTGCCCGCATGCTTTCTATCTTCATGCCTCCTCCTTCTTGCGCATCTCGACCACCTCGCCATCGCCGCACTTTACTGGCCCCATGATTCCTCGATACTTGTCAAAGGCATCGGGGCGCCAATGGGCGTATCGCTGGGTCATTTTCGAATCCTTGTGGCCGAGGATTTGCTGGAGACCCTCCAGGTCGCCGCCGTTCATCACGAAATGACTCGCGAATGTGTGCCGCAAGGAATGAAAAGTGATGTACTTTGGTGGGAACCCGCCCAGTTGCAGCACCTTATGGAACATTGTCTTGAAAATACGACCGCGCGGATCCCACATCTGGCCGGCTGCATTGGGGAACACGAACCGGTTACCACAGGCCAGCCGCCACTCCCTGAGAATAGGAAGCAGGCCGTCGCCAATCGGGATATGTCGTATATCGCCGGCTTTCGTTGGGCCATCGTATGATCGCTGAACGGTGATTATGCGACGGTTGAGGTCTACGTCCTGCCACCGCAAGCCCGCAAGCTCGCCGGCGCGCATTCCAGTATGCACTGCGGTTGCGTACATGTGATAGACCACCGGCAGGTGATACAGCTTCGCAGCGCGCAAAAATTGATCTCGCTCATCTTCTGTACGAAGCCACCTGTAGGCGCTCTCAAACAGTCGAACCCTCGGCAGTTGTATCCTGGGTACAAACTGGAGCCACCCCCATTCTACGGCTTGTCTAAGCATGGCGCCAAGCAATATCAGGACGTTCCGAACAGTCTGTGGCGCGCGCTTTGCCGACAGCGCTGCCGAAAAAAGGTCAATGTGCTCCGAAGTGATCTGGGCGATATCTAAGCGACCGAAAGTCGGCCGCAGATGCACCCCGATGATTGATGTGTCGTCTTTCCGGGTGCGCTTCCGAGTCGTTCGGACTTCCAGCCATCTCTGGCAAAGCTCCTCAAAGCTGCGGCCCTTTGGCGGACGCACCCGGAGGCCTCGACGCACCTCCATCACTTGAAGCTTATGGGTCGCCAAGGCGTGCTCGGCATCCTCGTAGTTGTCCCACGTTTGACTTCTTCTTTTTCCGTTTTCATCGATCCATCGGATTTGCCAGCGTTTACCACGCTTGGCGGGTTTTGACTGTCTTATATGCTTGCTCATCTCACACCTTTCCTGTTGATTTGGCGCACCAGTGCCACCTGAATTCCCCGCCAAGCCTTCGATTTGTTTCGCAGATGATAAGCATGTATCATTTCGAAAATCATGCAAATTTCCAGGAATTGCCAGATTTTCAGTAAACGATTAAAATCGACAGAAAATGTGTAGTTTTGGAGCGAGATTGACGTTCTGAGGCCATGGACCATCCCTGAAAATATTTTCAGTATGGTCCTGTAATTGTTGGATATTTCTAAGAGAAAAACTGGCGCGCCCGAGGCGATTCGAACACCTGACCCTCGGTTCCGTAGGACTCGGGCCGCTAAAAATTCCTGATTTGCGCCATTCCTGAGCATATCCTAACCCTACTCACCGAAAATCCGGCTGTCAAACATTTTATGGGTGGCCAATGCATTTTTTGGCCGCCATTTGTTTTATATATTTGGAGCAGCAATGCCACCAGTTTTTTGCTTTTGAATTCGCCCCAGAAATCAAAAGGATATTTTCCAACCCGCCGGCGATATGTTTTGAGCAGTTAATTTGCGCTATTGCGCAGGAGGTATGCCGATATGTCAAAACTGCTCACCGCACAAGAAGTGGCCGATAAATTATCGGTCCATATTGAAACAATTCGTAAATGGACACGAGAAGGAAGGCTCAAGGGTCGCAAACTCGGAAGCGGCATTCGATGCACGGTTCGATATAGAGAATCTGACATCGAGGAATGGATAGACGCGAGCACGTTTCCAATCGAAACCGAACAGCCAAGTGACACCTCAATGGTGTAGCTGGGAAGGCATCGACCATGAGTGGATACTCCAAGCTGTTCTCGTCTATTATCCATTCGACTATTTGGCGTGAGCCAGATCACGTACGGCTTGTCTGGATAACAATGCTCGCCATGAAGGACCGCGACGGCATGGTCGAGGCTTCCATCCCTGGGCTCGCCGATGCTGCCCGCGTCGGAATTCCACAGTGCGAAGAAGCACTGTTACGACTTTCTTCGCCAGATCCGTACAGTCGGACACCCAACAATGAGGGGCGCAGGATTTCTGATGTTCCAGGCGGATGGGAGATCTTGAATCATGAGATCTATCAGGAAAAAGATTCCCCAGAAGACCGCAATCGAAAGAATGCAGAGAAGCAAAAGCGATACCGGGAGCGCCTAAAGGAACAGAAAGCCGGTAATACACCATGTAATGATGGTAACGCTGGTAACGCGTTACGTAACGCTGGTAACGCGTTACATGATGTTACCGGTTGTTACCAGGCGTTACACACTACAGATACAGATACAGATACAGAGGGAAGAAAAAATATATATAATACATCGAAGGATCAAGTTGAGGAGACATCGAAAGTCGATCTACAGCCAATCGATGAAGCATTGAAGTTTCTTCCGAGCTTGGAAGACCAAAATATCGCAAGATTCATTTTGACCGCGTGGCCCGATTGCTCAACCCAGGACGCCATCGCATGGGTGCAGCAAGCGAAAATCTACCTTGTGCAGCTCGACGGTGATCAGATGCGATGGCTCGAAGACATCTCAACGAGCAAATCACCCAACGACCCGGTGTATGACATCAACGGCCGAAACAAGCTGCACCAGTGGTTGATGAACTGCCTGAAGAACACGATCCGGAAACAGGCCGAACAGTCAAAACCAAAACTGAACAAAACAGAGCAAGAGCTCGAAAAATTAAAGAGGTCCAGAGATGAAAGACTCAAGAGGGAATCAGAGGGTATCACCAGAAACGATAGAGATGATTTTTTCTAGGATGATAGCTGCGTTCGGTGGTGAACGGATAAAGGCACCATCGGACGTGACAAGGGAAACCTGGTTTTTACTGCTGAAGGACATCAACGAGACATCCGTGCTCGCAGCGGCAATGGATCTGCTTGCAGAGCCTCGTGAGTGGCCACCCACTCCCGGCCAGGTGCGTGACAGGGCTATTGACATCGCTCGTGGAGAACTGAGCCCAATATCGCCCACAGAAGCTTGGGAGAGGGTTTGCGCCTTTGCCAGAAGGGATCACGTAGATCTCAGTGCGAAAGAAAAGAGATCTCTAAATGTCGCTGGCGGTACTTGGGCGATCAATACCGCTTCGAGTATCGAATCAACACGGCATGTTTTCCTGAGCCACTATAAGGCGCTCTGCCAGGATGAAAAGCGGAGGGCGGTTACCATGCCGGCTGTCGCGAGAGCGGCTAATCTGACGGCGCCTGCGTTGCCAGAGAAGAGAACCACGGGCGTGTTGCCACAGTCTGTTGCGCATCGAGGCACTCCAGAAGAGATCGGCAGTATCTTGGATGGATACGTGCGAAGAAAGGAGATGCAGCAATAATGCGACTAATAAAAACAAAAACCAAAAAGTCGAGAATTGAAATCATGTTCTGGATGCTGGTGTTCCTGTTTGGCTTCGGGGCTCTGGCATCGATAACAGCTCTAATCGAACAGATCTGGAGGGCGCTATGATTATTCCAGACACCAAAAAGAAAGGATATAAGATGGCAACTTTGAAAAGCAGATTCGCACTAAGACAGGAAGTTCGAGATACGATCACCGGATATGAAGGGGTGGTGATCGGCCTCACCTTTTGGCTTAACGGTTGTATTCGAGTCAGTGTCCAATCCAAAACACTCAAGGACGGGAAGCCGTTGGAGCCAGAGTGGTTTGACGAGCAGCAGGTGGAGGCCGTAGCACCCCCGCCTAAAGCAAATAAGAAAGCGGAATCCAAGTCACCCGGTGGTCCAATGAAGGATCCGAAGTTTTAGGAGGTGCTGCATGATGACCTCGGTATCGGCAATAATATTCATCCTGTTATCCACTACTCCCAATCGTCTCCTGTACCGTGACGCCAATGCGCGGGATACGATGTCACGTCACTTTGTCGACGCGGGCGAACGATACAACATCGAACCGTCTCTACTCGTCACCTGGTCGTTCTACGAGTCATCATTTCGGGTGGACGCCGAGGGGGCACTAGGAGAGGTCGGTCTCTTTCAGGTTCACGGCAAGCACCTGAAAGCCTGTGAGGGCGAGCACGATTTGTCCACAGCGCGGGGGCAGGTAATGTGCGGGGCGATGCTCATCGATATGGATAGGCGTTTCTGTGGGAGCCTTGAGCGTGGTCTGTGGAGATATGCATCTGGTCGGTGCATGGGGACACCGAGGGCGAGACGGATAACGGCGTTTAGACTGCGGCGGCTGGAAAGGCTCAGAGGAAGAGTCCAGAAAGAGAAAGAAAATGGAAAAGGGGATTGATTACTACTACGGCGCAATCCTGGAGAAGATAAAACCGGAAATCGAGCAGATTCTGAACGAAGAAATGGATTTTCTTGAGAAGATAAACGCCATTGCGCAATTGAAATTTGAAGCGTTCAAGACTGCGACAGCAGTAGCTGGCATGGTCGCGGTGCACATGTTCGCTCCTCAAGAGGAACAGTGAGGCAGTGATGGATCAAGGATTACCATTGACTGGAAGGAATCTGCCACCTGGCTGGGCTAAAATTTCATCGCGCAACTATCATGGAGTATGGCGCAACAATAAAAAGAACCTTGCGGTGATCGCCTCATTCGCGCAATACGGTGACGGGAAATTCTGGCTGCACCTGTCGATATCTCACAGGCGCAGAATGCCGACATACGACGAATTGACCTACCTTAAGCGCCACTGGATAGGAGACGACAGGAAAGCGATCATGGTGCTTCCAGAAGCGAAGGAGCACGTCAACATTCACCCGAGGTGTCTGCATCTGTTCTGTTGTTTGGATGGCGATCCGCTTCCGGATTTCACGATGGGTAGTGGGAGTATATGAAAAATATTTAACAAGAAAGGCAAACAAATGAAAGATTTTACAAAAGAAGAATTGGCTACACTGTTGAACAATCGAGAGTATCGACATGAAGTCCCAAATGACATGGGGAGGATTGCCGCAGAGAACGGTCTCGTGATCGTCTTTGGCGCGTCCGATGACCTCTGCGAATTCCGGGGCGCAATCAATGACGAGTTTGGCGCATGGGAAGGAGCTACCGTTCCACTAAACAAGGACGGGATTGTCACCAACGAATGTGATGACGATAGATGTCCGTACTATGCGAAAAAGAAAGAACAGGCAACAAAGATACACGTGAAATGGTGTGATGGAGACATCGCTTGGACGTTCGAAACCGACATTCCCCATGCGACGTTTGACGTGATTGAAGACGGCGAAATTTTCTGTCGTGGGATCGTGTTCAGCTTGAATGATGTCGGTTGATAAACATATACATCGTCTCGTTGAGCTCCAAGAATCCCGCACTGGGAAACCGAACAACCGTCACGAACTGAGGTTTCTACTTCAATGGATTCACGAGGAATGCAAGTTGCGGTGGCCGAACGTGAGCAAGCGAGAGGTGTGGGGGATAGTTAGAAAAATTGATGGGTACGACTTTGAAAGGCAGGAAGATGGCAACAGCGAAAAGAAAAGAAGTATGGGTTAGTTCGATTGATGGATGTGGTCACGGCGATGAAAAACTTTCCAATGTCATTTGGCGTGACATGGAACTGCTGATGTCGAAGCGTGGATCGTGGAAGGATTCCCCAATTTCATTCATCTTCGACAACAAAGAAACACTATATGAGATGCTTGGCCAATTGATAGAAGAAGATGTACCAGATGTATCAAATCGAGCAGAACATTGCAAATACTGTGATGGATCATCCAGGCCATACAAGGTGCCCGGCAAAAAGGAGTACTTCATTAAATGTGGTTCCTGTGGATTGTGCTCACCTGCATTTCCGACGCCAGATGAAGCGGTGGAATACTGGAATATCAACAAATGCCAGAGGAGTAAACCATAATGAGTGGGTCAAAAGAGATGAAGCACTATCGCATGAAAGAAACGATAAGGCTGTTCCGAGAGGGCAAGAGCCGCGAAGAGATCATGGAGATACTCGGCATCGCCAAGAGCACGGTGAACGTTTACCTGCACAACAGCGGGTACTCCCCGAAGACAAACCACAGAGACAATGTAATTGCCGTAGGAAGACTTGCCGATCTAGGTTCGACACCGATGGAGATTGCCAGAGAGCTCGGAATAAAGCGCGCGATAGTCGAGGGCTACATCCACGAATATAAGAGAACTGGGAACGGCCGATGCGACGAGTGCGGAGCGAAGGGGAAGCTCGAAAAATGGAAGGGGAAGAAGCTCTGTCTAAAGTGTTTTCTTGGATACGACGAAGAGGAAGATCAACCGACCATTGAGTACGCCATGGGATGGGGGAGTATTGCGAAGGGGGGTTCATTCCAATGATTATCACCAATCACCAGTGGGGGAGAATTTATCACTACCTAGAACATAACTGGAAGGCCTGCACAAGTGTCCTTCAATTACTGATTCATGGAGACGAGAAGCACGCCGAAGACGAAGCCAGCGCGCAAGAACACATCAAACATGCACTTGCTCATCTGGCGCAACATGGAGACGATGAAGAGACCGGTGAGCCCCACTGGGCGCACGCGGTGGCCCGGCTGATTCTGGCGATTGAAACAATCATACAGCGAGGGTCAACATGAGTCGTATCTCAATATTCTGTGGACAGTGCGCTTGGTACAACTGGATTCATTGCCGTTGCACTCTCAACGACTTTACAGGATGCGAGATCAGGCCGTTCAATACGGATGCATCATGCTGTCATTGGTATGTCGGAAATATTAAAGCGTGCTGGAATGCGCACGGAGAGGAGATAGAAAAGTGAAACCCTATTACGAGGAATCAGGGATTACAATTTTTAATTGCGATTTCCGGGATGTGTTTGACTCGATATACGCTGATGTACTGGTTACCGACCCGCCATATGGGATAGGGTTTAGCAGTGGAAAGAAAGGACGGTTAGGTGACTGCTCAATAAATGGCGATCTGGATACCGTTGCCCGCGACACACTGCTTGACGCATGGGGTGAACGCCCTGCTCTTGTGTTTGGAACATGGAGAATTGCTCGCCCGATAAATACTCGACACTTACTTATATGGGAGAAAGGTGAACATGTTGGCATGGGGGATCTTTCGTTGCCATGGAAGCCAAACCATGAGGAGATATATGTAATCGGAAGAGGTTTCTTTGGAAGGCGAAGAGGATCCGTGTTGCGACATTTGGCTGTAGCGGGCTGCGTAGGACGAAGAAAATCAAGATGGCATCCAATGGAAAAGCCCGTGTCTCTAATGATGGACTTAATATCCTGTTGCCATCGCGGTGTAATCCTGGATCCGTTTGCTGGATCTGGGACAACACTGGTTGCGGCAAAGGCGCTTGGGTATCGAGCTGTTGGTGTTGAAATAGAAGAGACGTATTGTCGGTCAGCTATTCAGCGTCTTGCGCAAGGAGTGCTTGCGGTGTGAAATACTCAACAATTAATCAACCGCCCCAACGGGGCAAGGAGGAAGCATGAAAGTGCTATTTATAATTGGACTGATGTTTGTATTTCTGGGATGCAGCGGCGCGAGGATCACCCCCGATCTTGCAGCGCCGAAGTGTGACGCAGTGGAGGCCCACCTGGTGGAGGTCGGCTGCTTCAACAACGAGCAGTGCGCTGGATTCGTGAAGCAGATCGTCAAGGAACATATCACGAGCCGCATACCTGAAGGAGTGGAGTTTGAGCCCTACTGCGACATCGCGCTGATGTCGGGATTGCTACCGGTTGACTGCGTCATGAAGGCTGTGGATGTCCCGGGGATTCTTAAATGTGTTCGGGACTGGAGTGGACAGTTGGACCGTGCGGAGAGGGCTTCGGCTCTGTAGGTTTGACTGCGCTGGGAGGGGATGGCCCCTCCTGGTGTTTTTCAAGGGAGACATCATGAAGAGAAAAAAGTCTTGCTGGGAATGCTCCTACTTCTTCTATGCGGCTCAGGCAATGAGGGAGATTGCGAGAACCCAGAGAGTGAGCACTACGCAGACCGGATTCATCAAGATCGGTCTTGTGATGGCTTTTTACCGATACACGGCAATATGGAGGATTTCTACGATGACGACGAAGATTGAGCTCGGCATGCACGTTCGGGCGAAAAGGGACTTCCCGGTCTATTGGAAGATTGGCAGAGGTAAAAAGATAGCCGACATCAAAGAGGGCATGGAAGGGATAGTCACCGGCTTTGATCTGGGCACCCCGATTGTCAATGTGGTTGACTATCTTCTCCCTGTTACCCTGGAGCCGTTTGATGACCTCTGGGAGCGCGACAGGACGGTACAATTGCAAGTGCAAGAGCACGCGCAGTGGGTGGCCAACGAGACTGGCAACCGGGTTGCATTGGTAGGGGAAGACGAGATAACTTACGTCTATCCTGAACATGTGACCGGTCGAGGCACCAATTGATGACTCAACAGCTCTGCAAATGGTGCGATAAAGTTCCCGTCAAGAAACACCAAACTTACTGTTCCAAACGGTGCAGGCAGGCTGCATATCGGTTTCGGCGTCTCTCACACCTCGAGGCGACAGCCCGGGAACCGAAGCGGCTGGCCTACGCCGACCCGCCATACCCAGGTCTGGCAAAGAAGTACTACCAGTACGAGGACACCTACCGGGGCGAGGTAGACCATGTGCGTCTCGTCCGGGATCTAGCGACATACGATGGGTGGGCGCTGTCAACGTCGTCGAAGGCCTTGCGCGACATACTCCCCCTCTGCCCGCCTGAAGTCAGGGTGTGCGCGTGGGTGAAGCCAATTGGAGCGTCGCCGAGGACTCGAGGTCTACACTCGACATGGGAGCCACTGGTCGTGAAACAGGCTCGCGTCGTTCACTCCGGGATCCGCGACTGGATCTCAGCTCAACCGGCCAGGTTTGGTGGGACGCTCATGGGGCGAAAACCGATCGCATTCTGTGCATTCCTGTTCCAGGCGCTTGCCGCGGCGCCGAACGACATGTTTGACGATTTGTTTCCTGGCACTGGGGTTGTGTCGGCGGCTTGGCGAGAGTTTGCGTCGTCTCCGGCCGAAGACGACACTGTCGTCGAGGACCTGGACGGGGTGTCGTCCAGAGCAGCTTGCGGGAGTGTCGCCCGGTGATGGCGGTGTCGCCAAGGTCCTCGTGTGTCGCTCGGCGCCGACGTCGTCCGGAGCTCATGGCGATACCTAAATGTCGTCCCGGTACCGTAGCGACATCAGCCCCTATCCCGGAACGAGCGATTGATTTTGATCTGCCGAATCACGGCATCTCGATAGATCGTGTCGAGCTTTTTAACGATGACCGCCACGGCCGGTTCGAGCCAGCGATGAGGCGAGGTCCGCACAGTGGGGCGCTCGGCAGAGTAGATCATCTGGAGTTTGGCCCCCTTCGGCCATCCGGAGCCTTTTTTCTTTTTGCCGAGAACCCGATAGAATCCCGTTGGGCGCCCCCATGGATCATGGCGCTTGGTGATGAAGACAACCCGGCTGCCACTATCCATCGCCTTTCTGACGGCCACAATAGTCCGTCCTTTACCCCTTACTCGCACAGATGGCGGTCGTATTTTGTTCAGCCAGTTTCGCTCCTTGATTTTCCGGGTGCGCTTCCGGGCCTGTCCCTGGTCTGCGGCCGCGCTGGTGGGGATGGCGACCCCGTGGCGACCACGACTGGTCTGAATAAACCCTTGCTCTTGCTTGGCCATGTACTCCTGGGTAGAGCCCACTATAGTTTCCATCTGGTCAATGTGCCTGGCACGGGTTTTTTTGAATTTAACGGATCGTCGGGTAAATGTGTTCCGTTCTGTGAACTTTCGGCCAACATTCCGTTGAGCCAAGCTGTGGGTCTTGTAGGCCGCATTGTTCAGCGTGTCCCGGACGGCATAGGGAAGGGCGTGCTTCCCGAATTTGTCCAGGTCATTTTCGAGCTGTTCAATCGGTCTCATATCCAGTACAATTTTGAACAAAAGCTTCACCTCCACGTCGATCTTAACACGGGGAAGCATTGAGAAAAAGGCAAGAAAATGAAAGTAAAAACATGGATTTTGGTGATTTTTTGGGTGGTTACGGGGTGCGACACCGAGCCGAACAAGGAGTTTGACGACAGCGAGACGGAGAGCGATCCGGGGGGTGATGGGGACACCGACACCGACACGGATACGGACACGGATTCTGATACTGATACTGACTCGGACAGCGACACCGATAGCGATACCGACACTGATTCTGACACTGATTCTGATGCGGACACCGATACGGACGCAGACGTTCCTACGGATGGGGATTCGTGCAACGAGGAGGATGGGCGGTATTGCAATGATGACAGTAGTTCAATGAGTGGACTCTGGTATCAGTATTGCGTCGATTATAACGGTGATACTTTCATATCACCAGACTGCGAACATGGTGGTTGTTGTCAAATGCCTCCACTTTGTCCGACGGATAACCCGGCTTATGAGTGTATAGATGGCAACAATGAGTTTATAGTCGCCGAACAATGCCAGAAAAAGGGCGGTATTATTAAAAGCGGCTACCTATGCGGTTACCTGACCGATATCGGCATAGGTGAAGTACTCATGAAGATTGGCGAGTGCTGCGGCGGGATAGAATAGTCATGATATGGGACGCAATAGGATGGATCTTTAGCAATTTTTTATTGTTCTTGGGACTCATCATTGGAGGCGTAATCCTCTGGGTTATCATTGCCGTAAAAATGAGCCTCAAGAAAGATGAAGAAAAAAAGAAAATGCTCATCGAAAAGTACGGCAAAGAAGACGGTGAGCGACTGGCCGAAGGTGAAATGTGGATAGGAATGACCAGTGAGCAGGTCTTGGATGCTCTTGGTCAGCCAGATATGGTCGATCAGAAGCAACTGGTAAAGTGCAGCCGTGAAGTGTTCAAGTGGCGAGCAGAAGGCAAGCGACGTATTGCGTACCAGATCACTTGCGACGACGGAATAGTGACCGCCATAAGCGACAGGAGATAGCAGATACCAAACCAGAAAGGCAGAGAAAGAAAATGAAAACATGCACAACAGGACAAAAAGGTACATAATTGTCGAAATCGAGTCTATTTACCGAGTTATCGACGTGGTCAAGGAGCGGCTCAAGGGGTCGTATACGGACCTGCTCTCCGCTCGCAGGGCTGTCCATGGGTTTCTCTGTGAGGAGAGCGCCTCGGTGGGGCCGGGCTGCCCGTATTGCCCGTATCACCGCTTGAGAGAACCGGAGAGTTGCCCTACACCCTGACGGCGAGAAAGGCAAACCATGAGCAGAAAGCAACCCAATCCTCCGCTCCCACCAGCCCCACCGGTGAAACGACTGACGCCACCAATTCTCAAGGGCTGTTCGGTTGGCTTTTCTACGCTGCTGCTGACTCGTCAGTGTCCATTACTGCTGTCCATAGAGTATACTGACGGGCTCATCGATGACGATGGTGACTATGACCCGTGGATTGACGAGCCGTTAGACGAGGAGGCCATTGCAGCCCTGCAGAGGATTGCGGATCCGGATAGCTGGGAGATTTGGTAGGCGAATGCGCAAGCGACTGAGAAAAAAACTGCTTTGCCGAAACCACCCTCTCTTCGTGGAGTTTTACGCAGCTGAGTTTGGCATAATGCCGTGGTGCAGGATAAAACGAGTGGAGCGCACAGTGAACCGCCCGTACTTTTCACTATCCAGGAAGGCGACTGCGATGCTCGACGAAATAACGTTTAGTCAGAGATGATGCGCAAGCGACGATTAAGGCGCCGGCCATGTATAACGAACAAATCGCCAAATCGATGGATAATGACAGCATGTAGCACTTTCGAGAGCGTGTGGCATCCCCCTCTGAAACGCACTGATACCGACACCGCCCTAGGAATTCTTGTCGAACCCGTGAACCTCATATACACTGTGGGGTGCTGAGGGCGGGCGACCTGCGCAGCAGGAAGGTTCGACAGATGATAATGACTAGACCAACCGAGTACACCATGTTTGAGCAGTTTCGAGAACCCCAAGAGTATCGCGCCAGTGAGGAACCAAGGGAAGCGGTACAGCGCGTCGTATCCGCCATTGTAGCGGGCAAAGTCACGATGGAGGATATTCAGCTGGCCGTTAAGCGCAAGCAGCTACCACGCTTTTTCGAGCGGGTCCTGTGACACCCCCCCCACCCCCCTGCCGTGTTTATATGCGTACGTCGGGTCTCGCGCTGTCCCATGAAAAAAATCCAGTTAACCTAAAATACAGTTAACTTCCCGTGAAATTTCACGCAGCCTTATCTTATTTACAAGACAAGAAACTGAGAGTTGACGGTTAGTTAACCTGTCAGTTAACCAATTGACAACCCGGTTAACCATGCAGACAATGGGGATATGGGCCGTGTTTCGAAAAAGGACTTCGCGGATCTGGCTGGCGTCTCGAAAGCGGCCGTCTCGAAGGCGATACGGGAGAACCGGATCCCTGTATTGCCAGACGGCACGATTGACGCAGAAGCGCCGGAGTGTGGCGCCTACATTGCCGCTAAGAAGGAGCGGTCAAAAAAGAAGAAGCCAAGCAAAGCTAATAAGAAGCCAGGTCCGAAAAAGAAGTCAGCGCCGCGGGGGCGCCCATCTATTGACCGTCCACCTTTTCCCCTCCCAAGCGAAGACGACATCTCAGGTGCTATGGACAAGCTCGTCCTTGAGCGACGAAAACTGGCAGCACAGGCCCAGCAACTTGAACTCAAGAATGCCCAGATTGAGGGGCGCCTAGTTGCAAGGGAGATTATGATCCGTGGCGTATGGAACCCACTAGAAACATTCCTTGTACGGCTACTCACAGATGGAGCCAAGACGATCACCTCAACGGCGTTCTCCCTTGTTCGGTCCGGTCTCGAGGCGGAGGAGAGAGGAGAGAAGGGTGTCGCCCGCGAAGAAGTAGAGGTGGCCATCCGGGAAGAGATCTCCTCCCTTGTTAAACCGCTGAAGCGTGACATCAAAAGGGCGCTGTTCGAAGATGTGTAATATCGACACAATTGGAAGGCAGTGGGCGTCCGAGACGGCGTTGGACCTCACGGACCATATTCAGCAGATGACACCGGTTGAGTGCAACGAGAGCATGCGCTTCCTGCCGTCGTCAGAGACGAAAGACCCGGGCTACATCCGATTTGACCGTACTCCGTACTGGATTGAGCCCCTGAACTGCTTTGATGTTCGAGAGGATGTCCGTGAAGTATCTGTCCTGAAGTGTGTGCAATCCGCTTACTCGACAATCTTGAGGGCAATCGTTTTTTATTTCGCTGTTCATATCCGGACCGCTCCCGTCATTTACTCGAACGTCACAATCGACGCTGCCAGGGAGATTATTGATTCATCGTTCATACCGATGTTTCAGTTATCCGGGCTCGGAGGCATCTTTCAAAGTCATGACATCGGGAACAGTAGAAAACGCGGTGTCACCAAGGATCACATGCAGTGGGTCGGCGGCGGCCACATGATCCCGAGAGGCGGGCAGAAAGCCCACATGATGAGAGAGATCCCTGCTTTAGGGCTACTGCTCGACGAGGTAGACGCCTATCCGGACAACCCGGACGGCGACCCAATCCAGCTTTTTCGTGATAGGACAACTGCATTTGATGATGTCAGAAAGATTTTCATTGGGTGCACGCCTACAACGAGGGGGGCATCACGGATTGAAGAGCAATACAACAGAGGTGACCGGAGGAAATACAAGGTTCGGTGTCTGAGGTGCGGAGAGGCACAGGAGCTGCGGTTCTCCGGAACGAACAAGGACACAGGAAAGAAGTATGGTCTGAAATGGGATATGAATGGTGACCAGCTCGACATAAACAGCGTTCGGTACCACTGTAAATACTGCGATAATCCACATACAGAGCACGACAAAATCAGGTTTATCGCGAAGGATAATGCCTTTTGGGAGCCTACTGCCGTTCCGGTTGAGCCAGGAATCAGGAGCTACCATATCACCGGCCTCATGTCTCGCCGAACAAGGTGGTCAAAAGGCGTATCGATGTACCTCGAGGCCATGGACATCAAGACGGGACGCACGAAGAGTAGGAAGGCTCTTCGCAGGCTTTACAACAACTTTCTCGCGCAGACATTCGAGGAGGAAGGGGACAAGATCACATTCCGCGTCGTATCCGGTCACCGACGGCAGTTCTACACCAAGGGACAGATACCAAATAAGAAAATCGAAGAATACTGCGTATCTGGCGTACTGTTTCTGACCATGACCGTGGATGTTCACAAATCGCATCTCAATGTTGCGATTTGGGGGTGGACACAGGGCGACGGGTTTGGTTTTAATCCGTGGCAGATCGACTACTACCAAATTATCGACGAGACAGAGACCGGGTTTGAAAGCATCGACGCGGAGGGATGGGATCAACTCAGAGATGTCATTGACGCAGAGACATGGGTAGATGACCGAGGGCGAGAATACCGGTTGGCATTGAGTCTAATTGATGCTCGGTACAATACCGACGTGGTGGTTGATTTTTGCTCTCAATGGGATCACATGGTTTATCCCATTATGGGGACTGACAAATCGCCGAAGTCCAGTACCATCCAGCCGTTCAAGGAATCAAAAACGAAATCTGGTGCGCTGTACTATTTGATTACCGTCGACGAATACAAAGACCGATGCGGACCAGCGCTGCGCCGTAGGTGGCGACCAGAGCACGGCACCCAACGCCCATATGTCCTCAATTTGCCGGTAGATGCTACCGATGATGAGATCAAGGAGCTCACCCGTGAATACAAAAAAGAGGTTGATCTCCAGAACGGCCGGAAAGGGTATGTATGGCACCGGCCGAGTGGCGCTGATAATGAGCTCTGGGACCTCCTCGTGTACGGGCACGCCTCGGTGGAGATACTCGCCTATCTTGTGTGTGTAAAAGTATACGAGCTCGAGGATGGCGTGGATTGGTACCAGTTCTGGGAATACTGCAAGAATGGGGTGTTCTGGCGTGAGGCGGCCTAAGCCCATACCGCCCAGATCTGGACGCCTTTCTCACCAGGATGTACGCCAGCGGTCCCTATCTTGACAGCCCGCCCGGCGCGCTTCCTCCGTTTCCCGTATCGCTCCGGGTCCCCTCCCCCGTGGGCACATGTCTCGATTCTGAGCCGTGAAAGCTCATCTTCGGTGATTCCCTTTATCACCTCGGCGAGCCGGTCGATCCGCTCTTGGGTGATGCCGCTCGGGACGTTCGCTTCGAGTAGTAGGCGAGCGGCCGTGACGGCCGCGTCGGTGCTCATCTCTCACCCCTTGGCCGCGACCACGGCAACCTGTGATTCCTGTGATGATTCTCCATTCGGACGTAGTCTGTCATATTGTCTCCGCCTCCACCAACTCCGCCAGTACAAGGCATGCCTTGTTTTCCCAAGGAGGAAGGCTTGGACTGTTAATCCTAACATCTTTTTGGTTTTTTTCATGCTCTCGCAACCACTTAGCTTCAGATACCACAGCATGTCGGAAAGCCGCATGCCATCCCCTTGGCCCGAAATGTAATTGAGGAAGGGCTGGACTCATCCATGCAATTAATTTTCGGGCCCAGGACTCCGAGTCGTCTTCGCTGGCGCACGACTCAATCAACATATCGTAGGTTAGAAATGCACAATCCAGTTTACAAGAGGAATCTGAAAGAAGTTCTTCTTTCACCGCCTCTCGTAATGGATTTAATATTTTCTCTCTGGACAATTGCCAAGCCCAGCCTGACGGATCTTCTTTCAAGCAACTTACGACACGCTGTTGTTTTTCATTCAAATCCATCAGCGACGGCCCTCCGGCCATCACTTGATCTAAGAATTCTCCCATCTTTACACTCCTTTGCTTGGCTGATAATCGGCCACTATATGTTTTCTTCGGCGACGTAGATTCGGACGCCATCGCAATCCTCCACCCAGCCCCATGCTCCATTCTTGATTGCTGCCGGCGTAAGGCCGGCCTCGATAATCATTTTGTCACGAGCATCCTCAATCGAGGATGCCTGAATTATCCCGCTTTCTCCGTCTGTCTTATAGAAAAAATCCATTTTCTACTCCTTTTTTGCCGAATCGGCCTCCACTCCCGCCCCAGAGGTATCTGAGACAGGGTGGGGGTCGATTACAACCCTCTACGCTTAATTTCTTCTTTGCAGTATCGGTTTTCTGTTTCCCACGATACATGCCAATATAGACAATTTTCGTCGCCGAGCCACCCATTACGGATGGCTTTATCTACGGCATCTCGCCACCAGTCTCTCTCGGCGCGATGATGCGCCTCGATTGATGAGGATATTCCTATACAATCACCACCGTGTATGGCACATTCGCAAGGATCATGATCTTCCCTCCATGCTTTAGAGGACTCAACGCCATCGAGCAACTCTCGACAGCCTGGTTCGTCGACCCAATAAGGTCGACACGAGCATCGTCGGTCATCTCTCCCGTGATGGTGAACGGGACACCCGTATCTATTGACACAATAATGCATTTTTTGCTCCTTTTCTGGCCGAATCGGCCTCCACTCCCGTCCGCCATGGTTGGCGGGCGGGATGGGGGTCGGTTCAGTCTGCAACGTAGATGAGACTGGGGTCTTCGCTGGCGATTTCCTCAGCATCTGCTACTGAGATGTCATAACGCGCGTCTTCTATGGGGTCTGCATGCTTGTTGAGGACTACGCTATCATTGTTCTTTTTTGCTTCGATTGCCTCATACCCTATCAAGTTTTTCATCTTTCTCTCCTTTGCTCATGGTCGCTTCATTGCGACCATCTGTACCTACTATATCGGACACATCCGGATGTGTCCAGCAAAAAAAGTGAATCAGGCAAAATCTTTTTTTGAGACAATCTAAATAGCTGTATTTATTATATAATTATGCAAGTGATACATTTTTATGCATTCCCGCTTGACCAGTGAGACACTAATGAGACATACTTGTCTCAGAGAGACATTTTTGTCTCAATTTTGGGCTATGAGACATGGCATCAGCAATAACCGCAACATGGCTCCAATCTCGGATCGATAAAACCAAAACGGCCATCGAGGCCATCGAGGACGCTATTCTTGCGCTGTCTACTGGAAAATTCCAGAGCTATACGATTGACACCGGCCAGACTCGACAGACGGTAACCAAGAAGGATATATCGCGGCTAAGCGCCGAGCTGGACAAGCTCTATCTCCGCTTGGATTGGCTCGATGCTCGTCTCAACGGCAGCGGTACAACCCTGGTGAGGTCCGCATGAGCTGGGGCCGTCGCATCGAGGAAGAGGAGCTCCCCTGGATCTGGCCCGATTCGCCAGCAGCTGAAGAACCCGAACCGGTTCCGATTCAAGCCCAATCTCAATTCATTTCTCCACCGACAGGCACGTACGATGGGGCGAATTTCTGGGGAGGTGTTTCCGGCCAAATCGATGAGATCGCGTCACTCGACTACTGGACACTTCGAGCCCGAAGTGGAGCCCTATTCCGGACGAACACCTATGCTATCGGAATTGTAAATCGCCTCGTAACTAATGTGATCCACAAAGGATTGGAGCCGGATTTTACGCCAGAAGAATCTGTTATCGGCGCGCCAGAAGACTCCCTTGTCGACTGGGCAGACAAAATGGAGAATCGATACAGGCTCTATTGCAAGTCGAAAGAAATTATCGATTGCAAAGGATACAGAATCGACGGTGAGCAACAAGCCCAGATCTACCAAGAGGCGTTTATTGACGGTGATTGCCTCGTTATCAATCGACAGCACAAACCAACGGGGCTCCCGCAGATTCAGATTGTCTCTGGCAACCGTGTGCAGACCCCACCCGAGCACGCCTTAGACAAGGATGTCATCGACGGTGTGAAGCTAGACAAGAACGGCAAGCACCTCGGGTTCTGGGTCTATCAGGGAACCGATCACATTTTCAACAACAGCTATGTCTACGTGCCTGCGCACGGGCCGAAGTCGGGTCGCCACACCGCTTGGCTTGTCTACGGTCCGAACAAGCGCGAGGATGATGTGCGCGGAATGCCGGGGCTTGGCATGGCGATCCAGCCGCTAAATGAAATTCAAAAAAATAGGGACAGCGCCCAGCTCAAATCATCGATCAATGCGATGATCATTGGGTTCATCAAACGCGCCCAAGAAGCCAAGATGATTCCTCACATCGGCAACGGCGCCGTGCGCAAGGACAGCGTCACAGATGACACGACGGGCGAAACGAGGCCCGTGGAGGTCAACAGGATCCTGCCAGGGGTATGGTTTGGCTCACTGCAACCGGGCGAGGAACCAGTCCCGTATTCTGTCCATGGAACGGATGTGAATTTCGCGTCGTTCGAGTCGGCCATTGTAGCTGGCCTCTCATGGGCAATGGAAATTCCTCCTGAGATCTTATTGCTTAGCTTCAGCAGCAACTACTCTGCATCCCAAGCTGCTCTACGCGAATTCATTATGGTGCTCGACGAGAAGCGGGCACGGTTTGCTTCTCAGCACTGCCAGAATCTCGTCGAGGAGTGGTTTATATCCGAGCTACTGCTTGGAAAAATCGAGGCGCCAGGGTTCCTCGAGGCGCTGTCCGACCCGATGAAATACGACGTCAAACAGGCTTGGCTGTCAATCGATTGGATTGGATCTATCAAGCCATCAGTCGACATTCTCAAAGAGGTCAATGCTCACAAGGCAATGGTCTCCGAGGGATGGGAGACAAACAGCCACGCCTCGAGGGCGCTCACTGGTTCCAAGTTCGACAAGACGATCCGCAAACTGGAGAAGGAAAACCGCATGAAGGTAAAGGCGATGCGTCCCATCCTCGAGGCACAGCGCGAGTTTGGCGAGAAAAACGTCACCGATGCGATGAAAGCGCTCGGCATGGGAGTCTTCGATCCAACGGACATGGTCGAGGAGGAGGCCGCGGCATGAAGCTACTGATGCTCCAAGACGAAGTCGAGAGACTTGCATACCTGTTCGCCAGTGTTGTCGGACAGCCCTTGCCCGAGGCAAAATCGAAAGACCGCGATCCGGTGCAGGTCAAGAATGGTGTCGCGACCATCAAGATAAAGGGGCCGCTATATCCCAAGCGCAACTCTTGGCTTGATTACTGGGATGAGGACTATGCGGTCTACTCGGAGATCATTTCCGACGTCGCCGAGGCCCAGTACAAGGGCGCCAAACAAATTGATTTTGAAATCGACAGCCCTGGTGGGTACGTCGACGGACTGTATGACGCGATGAAGGCGATTGCTTCGGCGAGCGTCCCGACAAGGACGATTGCCGGCGACACCTTGGCCTCCGCAGCCTACATGCTGGCGTCTCAAACAGGTGAAATCGTCGCTGAAAGCGAAGTCTCGGCAGTTGGAAGTGTCGGCATCGCAACAGCGATGTACGTGTCCGACAGAATCATCGACATCACCAATAGTGACAGTCGGAACAAACGGCCGGATGTGACCACCGAAGAGGGGAAGAAGGTTGTCGAGGAGGAGCTCGACGACTTTTATGAGGTGTATGCAGAGATGATTGCAGCTGGCCGCAAGACCACTGTCGACAAAGTCAAGCGAGACTACGGCCAAGGGGCCGTAATGACCGCCAGGACCGCCCTCCAGAAGAAGATGATTGACGGAATCATGAACAACCAGCCCGCCGAATCCAAGGCGGCAAAGATAGGAGACAAGATGGACCCGAAAACACTGAAGGAAGAGCACCGGGCCACGTATGACGCTGTTTTCAACGCGGGCAAAGAGGCGGGCTCAAAAGAGGAGCACGAGCGCGCCTGTGCTCACCTTATCCTCGCGGAAGGAAGCGGCGATGTCGAGGCGGCTCACAAGGCGATCAAGGACGGAGAGGGCATCACCGAAATGGTGAAGGCGCAGCACATGTCAGCCGCCATGAAGCGCAACATGATCCAGGCTCGACAGGACGACAGCCCGCCCGAGATCAATACCGCTGGCGATGCCGCTGCATTGACAGCCAGCCAGGACGAGAAGGACCGACAAGCCTTTTTGGCCAAACACAAAGGATGGGTGGTGGAATGATTACGACTCACGAAACAAGAGACGATCTCGTCCTGGGGAAATGCGACTATGAGCCAGAGCTCATCACAGCAGACCTGACAGGAACAGCGGGGAGTATCACGTCCGCAACGAACGAGACGGTGGATCAGGACACCAAGACCCTTGTTGTCTCGGTGGATGGTGGCGCCAACCAGACGGTCACGTTCGATGGGACGACAAACACGGCCGCGCTTATTGCCGCACAGGCCAATGCGCAGCTCGACGGATGCTCTGTAGAGGTCGACACCGGACATGTGAAGATCACATCCGACTCCACTGGATTGGGCAGCTCCATCGCTATCGACGCCTCCAGTACCGCAACACTCACATGGGATGCGGCCGTTGCTGGAACGGGCCAAAGCGCCACTTGGCCAAAGGGAACTCTTTTGGCCAGGAACACGAGCACCAAGAAGATGGGGCCATACAGTGACTCTGGCTCAAACGGATTGAACGAGCCAACAGCGGTTCTGCCGCATTCGCTGACATTCGCGGCAAGCGGCGATCTCAGTGTCCGGGTGATCAAAGGTGGTCACTTGAACAAGACAAAACTTTCGAAACTCGATGACAGCACGGCAATTGATACGCTCGTCTTCGACAAACTCATCAAAAACAGCGGTATCACGTTCGAGGCAGTAAGAGACCTCGGCGGGACAGAGAGCTGGTAGGAGGGCAAAATGGCCGTTTCTGATACGATTCAATTGCTGGAACCGTTCATCGAGGCAGATGAAGGGCCGGCTGGTCTTTCCAGCTTGTTCAAGGTTCCAGTTGGTGGAATCCACAACAAAACGAAGGTGGAGTTCCATGTGATGCGGACATCCCGCAAGATCGCGCTTCCCGTTCGAGATCCCAGTGTGGGATATCGAAAGAATTCGCTGAAGAGCTTCACTATCAAGGAGATTGTCCCGACAGTCTACAAGGAGGCGCTCACAATCGGAGCTGATGAAGTGATGCAGGGGCGCACTATCGGCAAAACAATCTATGAAAATCCAGCGATCATGGAGCAAATCCGAACAAAGGTTGCCCCTACAGTGATGGAGCTCCAGCAAATGATCAAGCTGGCAATCGAGCTCTACGGCTCTCAGGTGCTTCTATCTGCCACGGTGTCCTTATCAGATGAGAACGGGGTGGTTTTCACTGAGGACTTCGGGCCAAGAACGACGCACTTTCCGAATGCATCGGTGGCATGGACGACTACTGGATCTGCGGTTCCGTTCACTGACATGGCGGACCACTATGATGTGATTTCCACCAATGGCAAAAAGAGGGTCATGCGCTCCGTTATGAATTCAAAGTGTTTTGACGATATGAAAAACACGGACCAATTCAAAGCCGGCGCGTCCAGCTCGTACACGGGTGAAATCTACCGTCTGGACGATAGTCGAGATCCAATCCATCCGAGATTGCCCGCGGATTTCATCTTCAAGGGTGTACTCAAGGTGCGTGGACACGAGGTGGATCTGTACACATACGATGGGTACTATGACGATCCGTCGACAGGAGCCGCTACCAAATACGTGCCCGACAACAAGGTGATCAGTGAAGCCGAGCCGAGGCTTGATGCGACGTTCGGGAAACTGAACAAGTTCGGTATCAACCAGGAGGCGGCTCGACTGGTACAGGGCGGACGAATGGCAGATCCAAATAAGCTTGCCGATCTTTCTTACAACATGTGGTTCTCTGAGGATTATGAGGTGTTCAATTTCGGTGTAGGAACCCGCATTGCTTTGGCACCGATCACGATTGACCGATTCGGGACCCTAACCACGAAAGGATTCTAGCCATGGGTAAATCAAAACATATGCCATCGCCTGAATCTGTCACCGATACCGCCACGGGTATTGATGCGTCGAAGGACGACGTAATGCGAAACCCAGATGACAAGACGGACGCGAAACAAAGCGAGTACGTGGTCGCGCCGGGGCGTTCGATTTGTGGAACCCTCAAAGGTATCATAGACGCTGGTTGCGCAGTTACTCCAAAATGCTTCCGTGGCGATTCCAATGCGATTTTTCTAGATCTTGTTGAACGGGGCGATGTCGTCACTAAGGCCGACTACGAATTGAAGCTCAAGGAGGCGGCCAAGAAGTAGATGTCCCTTCGAGATGAAGCGCATCTCGACCTGATCGAGATCATGAACGACGAAGAAACAGGCGGGGATCTGTGTACCATCACGAGCCCCGCTGGCGCCTTCCATGCGTTTCGAGTTTTCGGAAACGACATCCACCTCGCCATAGACCCGGGGACCGGTCAGTACGTGACCGGGAGGCAATCCTCCATCTCCGTGCTCATCTCCGAACTGCTGGTCGTGGGCTTTGAGGGGATACGAGGTATTGCCGACAAGGATTCCAGGCCATGGGTGGTGGACACCGTCGATGTCAACGGCATTCCAGGGAAATTCAAGGTCTCGGAATCCAACCCGGACAACGGGGCCGGACTGAACACGCTCTTTCTTGAGTTGTATGAAAGTGAATAAAGTATGAGTACATTAAGCATGCCAATGCGCAACGCCATGAGAAATGCCGGCAATGCGCTTTTTGATGCAGGATCGGGCACCTACCCAACCCTGAGATACCGGACATCAGGTGACGCCGATCTATTGGTCATCAATCTCGACACGACCAAGGCCGTCGCTGATGCTGTTGATGCCGTGAGCACGTTCAATCCACCGGATGGCGAGGCGTCATGGGTTGGCTATCAGCAGTTGCCATCGGCCGCAGGCACTGTCGCGAAGGTCGCCATATGCGACAAGGACGGCAACGTGCGAGAGACAGGATCCGTTGGAGCAACGGGCTCTGGTGAGGAATTCGAATTGACCTCGTTGACCCTCGCCACGGACATTCCGGTGACGTTCAGCGCGGCACCAACGGTCACCCAGCGCGAAACCTACGATCCGACACCGTAAGGAGGTTCGATGAAATCCATCTACCAAAAGCTCGATGTCGGACACACATTCGAGCTGACCAGTGTCCCATGGTATGTCCGGGAGAAGTGGCGTGGAAAAATCTGTATCCAGCTTTGCAGCGAGAACAACGAGAGCTCGCGCGAGGAGACGGGCGGTATCTGGGTGAATCCAAGTGACTCCCGCTTCGCCGACGAGATCGCCCGCATCCTGGATTTGTCCAATCGCAACTTTAATCGGTGCGAGACCTGCGCGGCTGCTGGATACACGACATACGAAGAGCTCTGCTCTGGGTGCCAGAACAATGTCACCCAAATCAATCAACTGAAAGCGATGCTTGGGTAATGCCGCTACGACGCCTCATAGGGAACGAGTGGTCTTTGGTGCCGACCGCATCGAGGCTACCCAATTACTATGGGGCGAACAAGTACACGGTTCTGTACACAGGCGTTGTAAAGTACATTCGAAATTATTCAATCTCATCCGGAAATCTCAAAGTAGCCGCCCATCTCGACAACGGATCCGATCACCCCGGCGACCTTCTGGCATCCAATGACGACGGGTATGCATGTGCAGGTTCATCTTGGAATGAAGTTCCAATAGACGACTTTGCCGTCACGCAGAACGACGAGGTTTGGCTCGGTGGCAACTGCGATACCAACGGTACATTGTCTTCTAGCGCTGGCGGCACTCTGAGGTATGTCGCTGCGACATACTCCACGTGGGCGGCGTCTGATCCTTCGATTAATCTTCCGAGCACCTATGGGCATACTGTTGGAATGCAGGCATGGGGGTATATTCCCCCATCGATCAGCGGCGTCAACTCGGGCAACCCCATCACACCTGGAGGATCGCTATCAGGTACCGGATCGGACTTTGAAACGGCACAAGGTGGCGGGAAGTTCGAGCTCTGTGACAACATCAACTACGATTCCGCCACGATCAAGGTAGAGCAGACGGTATCCACATGGGTAGACGACACCATCACCGGCACCGTCGTCCAGGGCGGTCTATCGGCAGGAACCGTCTATGCTTTTGTAACGACAGATAGCGGCCAGAGAAACTCTGTAGGATTTTCGGTCACGCTGTCCGCGTCCACAAATGCATGCACGGGCAATATCCAATCCCCCGCGTCGATATCGGCGTCTACCGGCACACAGTCAAACCAAGCATCAGCATCGGCGTTCTCTCCGGCCTCGGAGGCGGAGGCTTCGACGACGAGCGTCAATAGCGCATCTGGTGAAGCCTATTCACCAGCATCGGAGCACAGTGCAGGCGCCACCCAAGCAAATGAGGCGTCAGCAGATTTCCTGTCGCCGGCATCTAAGGTAGCGGCAACGGCGTCGAGCGCTAACATCGCATCAGGCAATGCCTATTCGCCAGCACCAGAATATAGCGCCAACGCTACTCAGGCAAACGATGCGTCAGCATCTTTTTTCTCGCCGGCATCCGAGGCCAGCGCTACGGCGACCAATGCCGCAGTCAACATTGCATCGGCGAACATCTCGTCGCCAGCCTCGCAAGCATCCGCATCGGCGACCCAGCAAAACATCGCAACGGCCGATTTCAGCTCCCCTGCGTCCGTCGCGCACGCGGTGGCCATCAACGCAATCCTCAACTACGCTTCCGCAGTCATCTACTCGCCGGCGTCGATGATTAATGCCATCGCGACCCAAGAAAACAAAGCGAGTGCCGCGATATGGTCGCCTGCATCGGTAATGAACGCTTCCGAGTATCCATTTACGCGAGAGTGGATAATCCCATTGGTGACAGACATGGATGGATTCGAGATTGTCAGAGACAGGATTGCCGAGATCTTGGCGCTCGAGACGGCGTCTCAACAGGCCCTTGCGGCCGCTGCTGGATATGATCCGGATGACTGGAAGTTTCTGGTCTACGCCGAACGTATCGACCCGTGGGAGCTCTACCGAGACGGCGCGGACAAGACACCAATCGTCAACGTTTGGTACGACTCAAGCACGTTCGACAAGCCAACGTCCAACAGTATTACGAGGCAGGCGGCGAAAAGTCAGTATAATGTTGACTGCTACACTTGGGCACCATCTAGGGCGACAGTCGACGGCCACGCTCCCGGGGATGAATCTTCAGCCAAGGGTGTGCATAAGGTTGGTAGACTCATCCGCCGATTCCTGATGCATCCCAAATATAGACGACTCGGTTTTTCAAATGATGGAGAACCGGTATGGAGTCGTTGGGTATCGGACTTAACCCCATTCCAGCCCCAATCGGGGAATCCTGCGGTCCAGAACGTAATGGGGCTTCGGGTTGCGCTTGAAGTGCATCACAATGAAACAATCGACCTTGAGGAGCCACCGACTCTGGAGCTCATCAATATCAAAGTTTATCATGAGCCTGACGGCCTTGTCCGTGCAGAGCTAAGACGCGAGGTGTAAGAATGCCAGTAACCTATGCATATCCGCCCGACAGAGTTGCCCGAGGGGTTGCGATCAGATCGTATCACCAGGTCCTCGGCGCCGCCGGTACGCGATACCGACCGACAAGAATACCCGTTTTTGCCCAAGGGAACGAGGCCAATACTTATTCGACGACAAAGCGGAGGGTATTCTCCGCCGAAGAAGTCGGCGAGGTCGAGGGATGGGGGTCGCCCGCCCATCTGATGGTACAATCGCTATTCCCTAAGTATGGCGGTGGAGTTGGTTCTATAGAGGTAACCCTATATCCTCTAGCTCAGCCTGCCACGGGCGGGGTTCAGGCCACAGGGTCAATCACGCCTGTTCCTGGCACGCTCACGAAGACACAGGAGCATCAAGTAAAGATTGGGAACATTCTGTCTGACAAGTTCTCTGTCGTGTCCACGGATACCGATGCCACGATAGCTACAAAGATCGTGGCTGCAATCAACGCCATCCTTGGTATGCCGGCTGCCGCAACAGATGGAACCGGAGTTTGCAACCTGGAGGTCAAATGGGAGGGCGCCAGCGGGAACAATGTTTATGTCGAGGTGGTGTCTCCAATTGACACCGAGACCTCTTTCACCATTGTTCAGCCAGCGAATGGCGCTGGAACTCCGGACATCTCGGCAGCGCTCGCGCAAGTCGGCAATACGTGGGAGACGCACGCCATCAACTCCCTCGACTACACCGACAGCGACGAGTTGGACGAGTTCGCGCTATTCGGCGAGGGCCGCCGCGACCCCGAGGTGCACAAGCCACTGTGCGTGTTCACCGGCTGCAACGCATCATGGAGCGCGGTCACGGCCGTCACCGACGCCAGAAAAACGGACCGTACCAACGCTATTTTGACAAACTCAGGATCTCATGACCTGCCGTTTGTCATCGCTGCGGATCAGGTGCGAGAGATCGCCAAGATGGACAACCAGAACCCGGCTCACGACTATGGATCATTGCCGTGCACCGGGCTTACCCCAGCGGCCGATGGCGACCAGTGGACGAGTGCACAGCGCGATGCCGCGGTCAAGATGGGCTGCTCCACGGTCCAGGTGAAAGACGGGGTGGTGCAGATCGGCGATGTCGTGACCTGCTACCATCCGACCGGGGAGGAGCCCCCGGGATTCCGCTACGTGGTCGACTTCGCGAAGCGGAGCACGGTCATCAACGAGCTGGACCTGGAGTTCAACGGTTCCAAGTGGGATGGGAAACCGTTGATTCCGAACAACCAGGTATCAACCAATCCCGAGGCAAGAAAACCGAAGCACGCGGTGGCAGCTCTCTATCGAATCATCGACGTACTGGCGTTGGACGCCATCATAGCCGATCCGGATTTCGCAAAAGAAAACAGCAGCGCCGATATCGGCCTTACAAATCCAAAACGGCTCGATGTCAAGATGGTGGCCAAACTGGCCGGCAACGCCAACGTGATTTCAATCGATTTCGCGTCTGGATTTAATTACGGAGGTCAATCATGACGGCAACAGGTGGACCCCTTGAAAGTGTTTCCTTTGGCGGCCGTGAGCTGCCGGTAACTGTCGATTCGGACCCTACCGTGGTCATGGGCGGGATCGAGATTACCCACGAGATGAACGGCAATTTTACTCACCGCGAACTTCGGACACCTGTCCCGTGGTCAATTTCTTCGGTAAAGCTTACGTTCGACATCGAGAATGGAGATCATGAGTACCTAGTTGACTTCCAAAAGAAGGGAGGCGGCGAGGTTGTGATCACCTATGCGGGCGGTATCAACTACATCGGCAATGGGAACATTACGGGAACAATCGAGGCAAACCCAGCGACGGCCTCAGTCACGCTGAGCGCCGGTGGAAGTGGCATGATCAAGAAACTGTGAAAGGCATCATGTGTCCCGGTGGCGTTTTACTTGCCTTTCTCGCCGTATGCCGGGGCACCTTTTAGAAAGGCATTGAGATGACTGAAAAAATTTGCAAAGAAATCGCAGAGCAAGATTTCAATCGGTTTGCAACCGTTGCACGGTTGGACATGGAGAAGCCAAGGGACTTTTCCGATCGCACGGATGTAAGCAGCAGTCGCGATTTGTTCATCTACCATGTGAAACGTGGCGACATCGAAGTGAACGAAGAGGGTTGGCCAACGGTGCTGACGCAATCAGAGGATCTACCACGCATTGAGTTCACGAAGCGTCCAAAGGTCACCGCTTTGAGGGCAATGGACAAGTACAAGCAGGGCGATGCAAGCGCAAAAACGCTGGCCATGATGGGGGACACTCTCGGAATCGCCCCCGTAAGACTGAACAGCCTGGACTATGCCGATTTCGAGACTGTGAGTTTGGTTTTCAGTTTGTTTCTGGCTTGAACAGATAACCGGGCCGACATTGGTCAGGAGAGGACAAGAAGTGATATTGGCACCAGGCAGAGATGGAATTCCAAGGCACACGCGGGCAAACGTCGTGACCGAAATGTTTCTCCAGATCTGCATGAGCTATCCGGGCCTTCCGGACCCCAGGACATTGGACCTGGATGAGATTGAGTTCTTCTATGATGGGATCCGTGCTCAACTGATCGAGGATACGAAGCCGAGGAAGTAATGCCGCAGAATTTCGACATCAAGACGACGTTTCGAGCGGTTGATAAGTCCACTCAGGCGATTAGCAAGATCCAAAACAGGCTAATGAAGTTAACGGCACGTGGATCAATGGCGATGCGTCGACTTGACAGAACGATGTCTCGTGTGTCCAAAACTTTAACCACGGGAATACGGCGAGGGGCTTTCCTTGCGGCAGCTGGCATCACGGCGCTTGCTGGCGCAACATGGAAGGTCATGCAGCAGTTCTCGAAAATCGAGGATGCTGAGGCGGCTTTCACGCCACTATTAGGAGGCGCAAAGAAGGCCACCGAGATGGTTAAGGCCCTAAATGAGACAGCCGCGACGACGCCTTTTCAATTTGAGAATCTCGCCGGCGCGGCAAAGCAGCTCTTGCCCAACATGGGTGGAGATATACAAAAAACGATTGAGACCATCCGAATGCTCGGTGACACAGCCGGAGGGAACGCCCAGAAGATGGACTCCATCGTTCGAGGATACAACAAGGCTCTCCTGAAAGGAAAGGTCGATATGGAAAGCCTCAATATGATTGCTGAGGCTGGTGTTCCTATTTTCAATGATCTGGGCTCGGTTGTCGGAAAAAGCGGCACGAAGTTATTCAAAGCGATTTCTGCCGGGAAAATATCCACAGAGGACCTAACAAAAGCATTTAAGAAAATGACCGGAAAGGGCGGCATCTTCTTTGAAGGGATGAAGATTGCCTCAGAGACTCTGTCCGGAAAAGTCTCGACGCTGAAAGACAACGTTGGGCTAGCAGCTGCCGAGCTCGGTACGGTTTTGGCACCTATCCTGAAAGATACAACGGATTATCTCATCGACGTATCAAGGCAGGCCAGACAATGGATCATTCAGAATAAGGCGATCATAAAAACCAAGCTTGATGAATTCATTAAAAAGATACCAGACTATCTTGAAAAAATTGTCTACTGGGGGCCAAAGATCGCATATCTCGTGGGCACTTTCTACGCGATAACTGGTGCTGTTAAAATTGCCAATGGCGCGATGACACTATTCAATACGCTTGCCAACATCAACCTTGGTCCGCTCAAGGCGGTTGGCGCATTCATGGGTAAGACCCTGCCGATGAAGATCGGTACATCAACGGCTGCAGTTGGCGTTTTTCAAACTGCTCTAGTAGGACTCGGTGCGTTTGTTGCGGGATGGGCGATAGGGACAATTCTGTATGAAAAACTCGTAGATCCATTAATAGCGGCACGCGGTGAAGCGTTGAGACTCCGTGACGAGCTAGAAGACACCCTGTCAAAAGATTTGTCCAAGCGAAATACTGCCATGCTTCAATCCGATATAGAAAAGGCAGACAAGGCGATTGATCTTGAAAAGAAAATGCCAACTCCTTTTCATGTCGCATCCCTATCGCATTATGGTGCTGGTGCGATTAGTCAAATACAAATGGTGGAAGCAATAACAAGGGCCAGAGAGGGTAAGGCGGCGCTACAGAGCGCCAAGTACTTCAGGCAGCAACAAGAAAATATTGAACGATATTCTGGTGACGCACCGGTTTCTGATGAATGGAGCATGTCGACTCAATCGCCATATGTGACGAAATCTGTTTCTTCCCACAAAGAAGAGGTCGAAATCACAATCAAGGATGAAACAACCGGAAAACGCGCCACCGTCACCAAGGGCTCTAGCGGCCGTCTGAAACTCGTCCACACCGGGGCCATGCCGTGAGCCTTGATGACCTCCAGCAGGGCTCCTACAAAAGCCCAAGCGGCCAGATAGTCACGTTTGACTACGAGGATATCGAATCATCGGTAGACAAGAAGACGTCCGTCTTCGAATCCGCAGTTGGAAACGGTACCTACGTTCAGAGCAACGGTCGCACCTCGGGACGCTTCCCGATGAGATGCTATCTCAGCGGCAGGAACTACGAGGCGAAAGCAGAGGCGTTCCTGTCGGCCGTTCTCGAGGACGGAGAGGGAGTGCTAACCCATCCGGTCTTCGGGGACATCACGGTCGTTCCCGTTGGCCAGGTGACGCGCCTCGACCCATTGAAGAGCGGGGCCGGGCAGGTCGTCTACGATGTGGAGTTTTACGAGACCGTGGGCTTGCAGATCGGGGAGACCGGGGGCAACGCCCAGGTATTCGATTCGCTCATGGAAGCATCGGCGGTAGACTTCTCCAACAACATACAGCTCACCGATCCGGTTGACAAGGCGTCTTTCAGAAACAAGCTGAAAAGCGCCTTGAAGAAGATGTCTGACGCGATCAAGAAGGCCAGCGGTGCCGTGGCCAAGGTCAACGAGGCCATCGAGGATACCGGTGACTCCATCAACCGCGGCATGGACACGCTCCTCGGTGAACCCCTCGCGCTGGCGAGGCAGACCCAGCTCCTCATCGGTGAGCCGCGCCGGCAGGCCAGCTTGACCAACTCCAAGGCGCTGGCCTATCAGAACCTTGCCCAGGACATCTTTACCGGCACCCTCGCCGAGCCGAGCAAGTACGCGAAAGAGACGATCAACCTCTTCCATCTGAACAAGATGATGGCCCAGAGCTACCTCGGCAACACGGCAATGCTGCTTGCTGAGTCCACCGAGTATCTGACCAAGGCCGACTACATCAACGCCGCAGAGAAGCTGCTGGCGTTGCGCGAGGATTACCAGGCGTGGCATGACGACAACTTCGATAGCTTGGAGCTCACCACCATATCCGAGGCGAATACCGACACCGGGGATGGGCTCGCCGAGTTGAACCAGCTCCTCTCCTCGGTGGCATCCGGACTAATCGCGCGGTCATTCGAGGCAAAGACGGAGATGCGGGAACCGCTCGCCTCGGACCGGACACCGCTTGACCTTTGCTACGAGCTCTACGGGACCACCGCGTTCGACGTGCTCGACCATTTCGTCAACCTGAATGACCTGGTCGGAGACGAGTTTTTTCTAATACCGAAAGGACGTGAGATTGTCTGGCACGTATAAAGCCCGAGGCGGGGAGTCATGGGACCTGGTTGCCAGGCAGACCACCGGCAATGACACCGATGCAGCCGCCATCAAGCGCGCCAATCCAGCGGTTCAGGAGCCGATTGCCGCCGGCACGGTGATTCAAGTCCCGATGGCGCGCGGGCCCTCGGAAGTCACCAGCACCGAAGCGCTCGACATCCGCGTGGAGGGGACCAGGATTGGGACCTTCGACAACTTCGAGCTCGCTCTTGCGATTGACGCGATATCGAAATGCGCATTCTCCGTCCCGAACGAGTCGGAGACCCGGGAGATTTTCATGCCCCTCGGCAGCCAACGAATCACTGTTGACCACCTCGGTGAGCGACTCTTCACCGGTCGGTGTGAGTCACCGCGGTTGAACAACGATCCATCGGTCAAGATTCTGGACATATCGTGCTATTCGAACCCGGGGGTTCTCGAGCTCTGCACGCCCTCTATTGAGAAGTTCCCCCTTGAGTGGAAGGATGCTTTGCTCGAGCAGATCACAGAAGACCTCTGCGGAGAGCACGGCATCTCCGTTCGTTTTGACACGCCGACATCGGCACGGTTCAAAAGAGTCGACATCGAGCCGGGACAAGGTATTCTCCCATTCCTCTCCGGGTTAGCCAGCCAGAGGGGGCTTGTCATCTCGAGTAGCGCTTCAGGAGAGCTTGTCCTCCACAGGGAAGAGAACGGTGGCGAGGTGGTATCGTTCCTTGAGAAGGGAAAGCACCCCACCGAGGCGATGACGGTCTCCTTCGACGAGTCAAAGTACTACTCTTCGGTGACGGGTATCGTGCCCGCAAAGAGCCGGAAGTGGGCACTCGGGGCGAAGTTCACCGTAAAGAATCCCCACGCCACAGATGTGGTGAGAGCATACTCCTTCGATGCCGAAGACATCGACAAGGGGGAGTTGGAGAAGGCGACGAACTCAGTTGCTGGACGCATGTTCGCCGAGTTGGTGTCATGCAACGCCGAAGTCGCGACGTGGCAGAATGACCTCGGGCAAACGTACCAACCGGGGCAGCTCGTTTCGCTCAAGAGCGAAGAGGATTTCATCCCAGAGCCGTTTGAGCTCCTGGTCGCGATGGTCACCCTGAAGCGTAGCGCTGGCGTTCACTCGGCCTCTCTGAACCTTGTCCTGCCGGGAGTGTACAGCGGGACGATACCGGAGCGCATGCCATGGCAATGATCGGGCACATCAAGGAGGTCGCCATCGAAGACGGGCAGATCACGGCCATCGTGGAGACGGGGACCGGGCAGGCGGTGACAGCCCGGGTGATGTCCGCCTCCGGAGCGGAGTTCTACCCATTGCCTGAGGATTCTGTCCTTTGCCATAGGGTCGGCCAAGAGGTGGTCGTTTCGGCGGTTCTCCATGGAGATGCGTCCACGGAGCGCGGGGAGGGGGTCATCTTCGCCCGCAACAAATTGGGAGAGATCGTGGCAAAGATTTGGTTGTATCCGGATGGTGACATCGTAGCCGAAAACGACAATGGCGTGTTCGGACTCAAAGCAAATGGGCAGTTTGATGTAAACGGCCATTTCACGGTGGACCCATGAGCCTGGAGCTGATCATGAACGCCAATGGTGTGATTGGACATGGCAGTAGTTCGCCAATCTCTGGCGGGGAATTCATCATCACCAGTACGCCAGATGCCAAGGCAAGGGCCGAAGGAGAGGGTATCTTTGTCACCCCACTGGGGTACACCTTCAGTGGCGGCAGCTCTCCGGGATTTGTCGATGGGACAATAGCTGGCGGTGGCGTTATCAATGCGACTGCCAAAAAAGTGAAAGCCGGCGGAGCACTCGTTATCAGACTTGGCGATTCAGGCACCATGAGCGCATCAGGAACACTCTCTGGCGGTGGCACGGGATCTGTATCAGGACCAGTCGAGGTGATTGATTCAGGTCAAACGAAGGTGAAGGCAGTGTAATGATAGACTACGGCACCAATGCAATTCAACAAGGCGATGTCTATCACTTCGACGGGCCAAACGGCGGGGATATCAAGGAGGAGAGGCGCTCCTATTTGTCTGGCAGTGAACCCATAGTCAGCAGCTTTATCGTGATGACCAAGTTCATCGAGACGGCTGTCTATCATTGCTGGTTCGGTGGCAACGAGGACGACGACGGCAGCCAGGCCACGGCGCACAAGCAGTGGTGGGGGAACGAGGGGGAGCCCAAGGAGCGTCAGTATCGTGGGAAACTCCAATCGCTCTTGGATGGCAGGCCCGTCACGAGTGCTCTACTGCCCCAGATAGAGAAGGCCGCGACCGATGACATCAAGGATGGTATGCCGAAAGAGGTGCTCGCATCCGTATCCGTATCGGCAACGGCGCCGTCCCCCAAGAGGGTAAACCTGCGAGCCGATGTCATGGCGAAGTGGGGCACCCCGTACACCATCAACGTAGGAGTTGAACTATGATTTCCCAAAAAAAGGCAAACGAAATCGCTGATGAAATCATCGCCCAGATGGAAACGAGTTTGAACACCACTATCCCACTGCTCCCCAAGAGCTTTTGTCGTGTGCTCGCGAAAGCCTTGGGTGGTGTATTTGTCCTCCTGTACGAGTTCGCCGGATGGAACCTGCTCCAGATGTTCGTGAAGACTGCGAGCAACAAGCCCGTGAACTTCAACGGAAAGACCATCAACCCCCTCCAGGCCCACGGGGAGTTGGTGGGGATCTACCAGAAGACCGGGCAGCGGGCTGAGCGCACGGTAAAGATCACCGTGCTCACCCAAGGGGGCACCCTTGTGAGCGGTGAGCGTATCGCCAACCCGGATACCCAGATGATTTATGTGGTCGTAGGGAATGTGTCCCTCAACGCGCCGACGGTTTACGCGACGATAAGGGCGACACGGCCTGGGGTGCTCGGGAATGTTGACCTAGGGACCGAGCTTTACTTCGTGAGCCCACCTGATGCCGTTGAGAAGGAGGTAACGGTCTCCGCCGATGGAACGGCAGGCGTAGACCCGGAGACAACGGAGGCTTACCGTGAGCGCGTTCTCGAGCGCTGGTTGGCTCGACCACAGGGTGGGGCATACGCCGATTACAAGAACTGGGCAGAGGAGGTCACCGGGGTCCGGAATGCCTATCCTTATTCAGCGTGGGAGCATCCGGGTATACCAAATAGTCGAGCCGGCCAAGTTTTTGTTTTTATCGAAGGCGACAGCACCCCTGATGGCGCACCCACGCCAGCTCTAATATTGGAAGTGGAAGACCATATTGAGGGCGATGGCGCCGGCCTTTCAAACCGTCGGAACATCAACGCTGAGGTCACTGTGTGGCCAATCACTCGCACTGCTTTCGACGTAGAAATATCTCAAATCACCACCGATAGTGATGAGACAACCGAAGCCGCCAAAACCGCCATCGAAGACGGCCTCACCGAATTCTTCTACGACCGCGAACCGGGCGGGCAAGTGGGCTACACGGTACTCCCACCGAAGAAGGATGTTGTTTCCAAAATGGAAATAGGTGGCATCGTGAGCCGTATCGCGGCAGGGTACAATGGATCCATCGGCAGTATCTCAATCAGTACGGGCGGAGTCGACGTGGAAGTCTACCCACTTCAGGAAGGCGAGAAAGCAAAGCTTGGGACACTGACATGGAGCTGAACGACTGGGTAAGGGTGTTTGACAGGCTCCTCCCTCGGTCGAGGGCGTGGAACCTGATTCCGGATAAGACGCTGAAGAAGTTCTTTCACGGCCTGTCCATCCTTCCCCTGAACGCTCGCAACCACATCGCCAGTGTCTTCCTGGAGATGCTCCCGCTCCAGACCAGCTATCTCCACGACTGGTCGGAGCAATTCGGGAGTCCAAACGATTTGTCCCCTCCTAATCTAGAGCTCGAGTGGCGGGCTTTCGGCGGGCAGGACCCTGCTTATATCCAGGATGCAATCCAGTCCATCTGTGACAACTGCTATGTCCACGAATGGTGGGTGCCCGGGAGCGACCCGGTTGAGGCGCGAAATCCGTTTTCTCCGAACAACCTTATTGATACATCCTACGTGCTGGTCAACGACCTGTACGAGATTGTGAAGAACTACCTGTACCAGTTCGGAGACGGGACCGAGTTCGTGGGCGATAACTCCGTTCAGTTCGGCGACTATGACGGATACGTGCGCCGGCTCAAGCGCTATCCGTGTCCGAATGTCGAGGAGGAGTACTCGGTCTACTGGTACGTGTGCGGGGAGACTTGGCCGGAGTACGCCTACATTCCGGAGTCGAAGCTTCGGCCCCTGATGCGGATTATCTTCAAGCTCAAGCCGGCTCATACCAGGTGCATTCTGAGGGTGATTTCGTATCCGGATGGCGAGGATTACGACATTCAAGACGTGACGTATCCGACAGAGTTTGAATTCCAGGACGTGGTCACGCCCACGGACGAGGAGATTCAGGACTATTCATGAGGTGATGCATGGGCGACTTAGTTGAACGAAGGATTTTTCATATCGCGGACGCGCCAACAACGTACCAGAACAAGCAAATTGGCTTTGATGGCAGTGCTGATGCCGATCTTGGGCACATCATGGTGTGTGCCAGGGATCAAAACGGATATATCACAAAACTGCTCGCCAAGGATGAACCGGCACGCGTAAAGGCATTTCGCATCCTCGATGGTCAATTTTCATGGCATTTCGATGAGATGTTCGATGTCGCGACCCTGTCGGTTTCAAACAGCGTCACGAGTGATGGCAAGCTTGAGTTCAGCGATGATCTATTGAGCGCCGGCGGCATCAAAGCCAGGTTCGCCGATGACGCTTCTGAGGCATCGGATTTCTTGAGTGACTTTGGCAACGTCTCTTTGATGTCGGCTATTAGCTGGCTCTATGACAATAGCGCACTGGCCGGATTGGCTGCCGAGCAGGTGCTATTCGGAAATCGTGGAGGATCAGGGACGTTTGAGCAAAGCAGCGCTTTGACTTTTAACAGCAATAGTCAACTACTCATTGGTACTGGTCCAGACAAGATCGGCGTGACCGAGAATAGTCTTTTCGTGGGTGGCAAGCTGGAGGTAGACGAAAATGCTGAATTTGATGGATGGGTAAATATTAATGCAGGAATATTTATTAAAGATGACCTACAGATTTGTTTAGGCAATTCAAGCGATGCCAGAATCGAGTATGATTCTACTCAGACGCAAGGCGCTCTTGTGATTGGGACTGATACGACATCTAGGACACTAATAATTGCTGACATAGGCGCTGTTTCTCCTACTCCACACAATTTTGCTATACCAGCTCGAGATGACCCAACTATTGCTATTATGGCCGCCGATCAGGTCAACACCAAAGGCTTGCTCTTATCCTGGGATCGTATCGTAGGAGGAAACACGGTCACCGCTGTTCCGACAACTCAAAGAGTAATCGCCATGGGGGCCAGCTTGGCGTTGAATGGCGACATGAGCGATTCGCTCATCATGGGGAGCGGGTCGACCGTAGACGCAGACAACAGTCTTGTGGTTGGCGATAGCCTAACTATAGGACAAGGTTCTGGTCATGGCTCTTCATTAGGCGATAAATTGGTTGCAATTGGTGAAGATCTTGTTCTCGATGCTTCTGGTGGCTTCTTCATAGGGAGCACAATCGATGCAGAGAGTCAGTACTCCAGCGCGGTTGGAGCAGATTTGACGGTGACTCATGACTACGCGATGGCGAGAGGTCGCTATGTGACGACCATGGCCGCCGGCGCTAGACACTGGGGAATGGATCGACACAATAGTATAGATGGTACTGCACAGGGGATTGATGGTCTGATTCAGGTTGGCGTAACCACAGGAAATGAGTCTATTAATTTACACGACACATTTGGAGGGAGCGGGATATCGATACTTCTTCCAGATGGAGTTATGGCGATCTTTGAGATAGAACTGATATCGTCTATATTTGCTGCTGACCACGTCGATAATGGATATAGTATTTGTTCCCGTAGAATAATTTGTTGGAACAATGCTGGATATATGGCATGGGACTATGAAACGGCAAATCAGATTGAGATTAAATCAGACAGTGCAACATGGACATCCACGATTACTATGACCAATAATGGGAATACTGGATTTAACGTTCGAGTGATCGTGACTGACTTGTCCGGTTCAGAGGTCTTGACGCATGTGGCGCGCCTGAGAGGATTCACATCTCAAACGTCTATGATTAAGAGCAGCTAGATGATCTTACAAGACATGAAAATTCGATGCATAAACCTCGACCGGTCTACGGACCGATGGGAACACGTGTCATCGGCGTTTTGTGACCTGACACGGATCCCTGCAGTCGATGGCATGCAGTGGTCCGATGGTGCGTTTGACGAGGAGGGGCGACCGCGCTGGGGAGACGTCCCCGAGGATATAGATCCGTTATCCAGGCACTTCAAAATGTTCCCGACGACGTACGGATGCAATTGCTCTCATCTCCGGGCGATGGAGCACTTCCTCGCCACCGATGAACAGTGGACTATCATCATCGAGGACGACACCGAACCCGTTGGAGATCTGTCAGAAATCGAGGTGCCCGACGACTGCGACTGGTACTATCTCATCGGCTCCTCACACCCTGGCTGCCGCCTTTCTCTGTATCCAGACGGGCAGATATGGTCGGCCAGGACACTGGGCGCTTACGCGCTTTCTCGGCGTTCTACCGAGCTCGCCATTCTAGCGATGCAGCCGATTCAGTATTTTCAAACGGACCATCAAATTCCATTGAGATGTTTTGAATCCACATTGCGAGGCAACTGGGTAATTCCAGACTGGCAGGAGTTACCCTATCGGATCAAGGCATATGGACAGAAGGAATCAATCATCCGGCACAGTGCGCACGCATCCGTGTCGACGTTTACCATCGACGGACGGAAGCCATGGATTTCCGAGTCGATGCTTTGTTAGGAGAAGGTAAGCAAATGAAAGCAAACGAGCAGAGAGAAGCGGCTCTTCAAGAGCTCAAGAAAAACATGGTTACGGACGAATCACGCGTCATCAAAGTGTCGTTGTTGAAAGGCGAACTGAAAAAGCTTCAGGGTGAGCTCGATAAGGGCCGGCAACAGCGGGCCACCCTGGATCAGCAACTCCGAAGCGCCGACCAGCAGATCCTGTATATCAGCGGTGCCATCAAGATCCTGGAAGAGCTGATCGCGGAGTCTGATGCGGCCGTCGACGACGAGGAAACCGGATAAATCAATGACCGACGAACGACGCAGAGAGATTGAACTGATCGTTGAGCTCGCCATGACGACGCTAGATCTCAAATTCACCGAGGCCATACACAGCCTCGAGCACAGCGTCAACACAAGGGTTGATGAGAAGCTCGAGGCGTGCCAGCTCCGGCACGAACAGCGTCGACGTTGGAACATCGGAACATGGATCTCCATCATTGGTCCTATCGTAGCAGCTGCTTCGGCTATTGCTGCTCATATGAGGTAGAGATATGGCAAAGTCATTAACACAGGCATACGGCTCACAGGCGACAATCCCCAGTCCGGAATATCCAGGTGGGACTTTTCTGAACAAAGACGGAATCAATCCTGGTACACCGCTCGAGCATGCCTGGGCACGGAACATCGATGGATATTTTCAAAAGCTCATGGCGGATGCCGGCATGAGCTGGTTGGGTAGCGATGATACAGCACTTTCGAGCCAATACCTGCAGGCGCTCCAATATCAACTCAACAGAAATACCAAGCCCCCTATGTGGTCGATGCAAGATGTCTGTGAAGGCTTATTTAAGTCCTATACATCCATTTCCAGGCCAGACGTATATCCCAATTTCCTGGATCTGACTGCGGTTATACCTGGAGTAGTAATTCGAGATTCATGTGTCGGTGTCAGTCGCACAACACAACTCCCCATCCTGTATGTGCTTACAGATTCAGACAGTGTACTGCCAATTATAGGTCCATTCCGGTACGATAATTTCCCAGGCGTAGGATCAGCGTTGGATTTAGAATTTTCGGCTGGAACAGTGGAGAGTATCAGGAGTATCTGCTGTGACGGAGAGAGTCTTTATGTCCTCTGGAGGGCGACAAGCAATACCTATTGGGTAACAAGTTTCTACACCCAGAGCTCCAGCGGATATGTGCCACAATGGAATTATAATCTTAATATGGATTACTCGACGGACGAGGAGTACTCCAAGATTATCATTGCAAGTTCTTTGCATCTGGCTGTATCGAGCGACAATATCTCAGGCAAATGCGGCGTCGCTATTGTACCCCGTGCAGGTACAGGATCCGTGGCAAAAGGGAGCGGAAATGGTGTTTCATCGCCTGTTTCTTCATCTAATGGTAGGATCGTTTCCGATGGAAGCCATGTCTATTGGTTGTCACGAGTCATCAATGGAACAAATCATGATGTTCGTCTTTGTTCGGCAAAAATAGTAGATCCAACGGTAAGTGATTACACTGGCGGCGTTATATATTCCGCTCTTTCTGCTTTTTATAACTATCTTCCCAAGGCGATTTGCAATTTCGGCGGGTCATATGGAACCGTGGTGTGTGCTGGTCCAACTGGATCTTTTCATCTTCTAGTAAAATCTGAAGATGAGATAAAGTATTGTATAACAATCGATAATCATGAATGGTATTCTGATGTCCAAGATTATAATGTTGTATCCGGATGCGACGGATACAACCTGTGGTTGCAAATACATCAACAGAGCGAAGTGTATGACGAGGCAAGACTTGCGTTTGCAAAAATTCCGTTGACACAATTTATGAAATCAAACACGTCGACATCGCAACAGGATTATACGGCCAGCATGGTGTTGACCAATATACCGACAGGCATCGTCACAGGAGACGAACCAGGCCGATTGCTCTTTGACGGCATGGATATGTGGTTTGTTTCACGGAGCGGTTTTCTCTGCCGTATCACCAATCCCGGGATGAGATAGGTGTGGTTTAGGGCTTACTCGATGGTTCCTTTCTCAACTCTTCTTTGCCCTTTTCGGTCACCACAAAGACGATACTGTCCGGACAAAAAGTAGGAGCGGGAACCTCTTTCATAAACCCGAGGTCTTCCATCTCTCTCAGTGCTGGCAAATCAGTGTGTCCGTCGCCAGCCACGAAATGATTTCGGTACCATTTTGCGGGGTCTGGTCCACCAAGGGTGTGCTCAAGCAAGTGTCTATGATTTTTTGATACAGGATTGTTCATGACGATTTTCCTTTCGTTTAAAAAATGCCGCGCCGCTGATTAAAATCGAACAAACGATATCGTCGCTTTTTTGCTGGCATCAAACTCATGGTTTGCTGCATGTTGTTTCGCGGCGCGGCATAAAGAGCCACCCACCATTGGGCAAATAGGGGTTCGGCCTATTTGTTATTCAGTCGGCCACTTAACTGTAAACACAACCAAGCAGCCAGCAATATCTTGAGTATCTCCATTTACAAATATCACAATAATCGTCCATTACTTCACCCACTCATGATATTCGACACCGCAGAGCGTCCCATTTCCGTTTCCGTCCTTTTTAAAGAAGAAGGGAGTGTCTGCCTCTCGACACTGGTCTCTCAAGTCCAGTGCCCACTCGTCTTTGAACGGCCGTTTACCAGGCCCGGTCTCGGCACCGCAGATGACGAGATCTATTCCGCCTTCTGAGGTAAAGCCGTCACACGCATAATCACAATAATTTGGACAGTCATGAGCGTGCCAATATCCTGTCTCGCTCTCATACATATCCATGTATAAATCGATCGACTCAAGCATCGGCTCAACGCTCACCCCGTGCCATTTCGCAGGAATCTGAAAGAGGAGTGGTGCCCGCTCATCTACTGTCGGCTGATTTTCCACGCTGGCGCACATGATGACATTTTCAAGGGGCCATTTAGCATCTGGATTCGGCCCGTACTTGCAGTGAATAGGTCCATCCCCATCAGGCTCCGCTTGCCTAAGAAGTTGAAAAGCACACTCGACAGACGGTTCTATTTCCCCGTATCGTGGATGCCGAATACTATCTACCCAGTTGAACCACTTCATCGCCCGCTGTAGCCGCTTCGTCAGAACCACGTACTGATGCTGCGGCGTAGCGGCCATCACGCCGAACACGGCCGCGATCTGCTCGTTGGTGAGGCTCTCGTGGAACAGGTCCCCCATGCTGCAGACAAAGATCTTGCGAGGTTTCCGCCAATGAAACGGTTGCTCAAGTTTGTGCGGCATGAAGTGGGCGCTTCCGTCCCATCCAAGGCCATCACAATATCTTTCGCCCGTCTGGTCTGAATATCTGTGAACTCCCGTTAAATGAGTAAACCTGTTCACCATCTGCTCTGCGTAGCAATTCGCGCACCCATCCGACACCTTCGAGCAACCAACCACCGGGTTCCACGTGGCATCACACCACTCTATATTCGATTTGTCAGCCATTGGAGTCCCAATAAGGTAGTATAGTTACAGGATAGTATATAAAGTCAACACCATTACCATCCTCATCTACAGCTACCGCCGCTTTACACTCCGTATATGGACCGTCGCCGCACGGTGCAGTTCCATCACAACCGCAAGGCCCTTCTTCGTTCCAGAGCCCATCGGCCCCATTTCTTACGAGCCATTGGCTCACCATTTCGTGTACGGTTGTTGGTTCCAACTTCGGCGGGTGCGCCGGGCCTACCCATCGAATAAAACAGACCGAGTCTTCAAACTTTTCTGGACTAACAAAACCAGTATCGCAAGAATCAAGGGTCTTCATTTCCTCGTCAAACTCTGCGACGTGATATCGTCCGCAGTCGTCTTCCCACCAGTAGCATCCTGGTTTGTCCGGTCTATTCTCCATCATCTTCTCCAATCAAGTACTCTTTGACGTCGTCGTATTTTACCAAATCACCGTGATCGTCTTCTTCTGTGCCGTAATAAACCTCTACAGCATTTCTGTATCCAGACAGCAACTCTTTCACAACATCAACTTTAATTCGCCTCACCTTCTTCGGCGGGCGCACCTGGCCGAGCCATTTATCAAATTCTGACGAACATTCGAACACCGAAACACAAACTGGACGATGGTTATTAATGACGCACAATTCGAAAGAAAACCCGCTCGCAATATCAGCGATTCTTTCCCTGCCATCAGACGTTTTGTACCACCAATACCCTGGCTTATCCGGTCTCATTTTTTTCCCTTTCTTCTATCCATCTATCCAAGCAATCTCCATAGATGCCGCCTGACACACCTAATGGGTCCATGCATACGATGTCATCGAGTGGCGTCGCTTTCCCGCAATCATCGCATGGGTAGCATTCTACATCATTTATGATTACGATTCTGTCCATGGATTCCTCTTGTCTTTGTTTCATTATCTCAATTGGATCCGGTATGATCATCACTTCACCTCCGTGAGTGTTTCGCGCCAGTTGATTACACGACATTGGGTGCAGTTTTTTCCGGTCCAAATTTGACCGAAACTGTCGCAATCAAAAATTTCTGCATTACCACTAAATGACCACGGTTGACCAATGTCGTCTACAGCTGCCTGTGTTGCATCATCCGGCACCTCTACCTCAATCGTTATTTTCACGGTTTTCATCTCACCATCCTAAAGCCCAATTCCACGGGTTACTTTTAAATTTGTCCATTTTTCTTTCTTCTATACCATGTTGTTCGACTCATTCTGGCTTCTACCCATGGCTTTATCTCTGGTAATTTTTTTATTGGCTCCCTGGTAAGAGCCTCTGACAATGGCCACCTCTGAACATATATCCTTCGGCAGATAGTCGCTGCTTTAATGCCATTATACTCAGACCATTCGGCAATGGTCATTCTTTTGCCATCGTACTCTAGTATAGTATTGTTGCTTTTATTCCGCGCCTGTTCTGTATACGTTGCCCATCTACAGTTTTCAGGGCAATAGTTACCGTCATTGTCGATTCTATCTATTGAGTGCTTGTTTGTTGGTGGATTCCCCATGTCTTCAAAGAAATTCTCAAACTTATTCCATCTCTCGCAAACAGTTATCTTTTTATATGTATGGCGATCTAGTCTTTTATTTTTGCATCTATCATGCATTCCCATCCATATATTGTGCACTCTAGTACCAGACATGCCGTGTTTATAGTTACCCAAAATTCACCAGCCAATAACGAAAATCCAAGGATTCTCCGAATAAGAGCATCCATGTCTCTTATCGTTAATCGAATCCCAAAGCGCCCTGAATGCATCTCGTGGCGTTGGGTAGTAGTCACGCATGCCGTACGTTGACCAGCAATCAAACCCTGGTTCACGGGGTGTCTCGAATATCCCCTCCAAGATCGCCTCTTCATTCGTGATGTCCTGCACCCGTTCAGCGCGTACGATCTTCAACGTCTCGCGCGGCATCCGATTTCGGAATTTGCTTGGAAGAAATCGACCTGGTCTCAGCTTTCCGAACCAATCCGGCTTCTCGTCCGAATCGAAGTACGACTCGAAGTACGACCATATAGGGATGGGCATAACACCATTTAGAAGACCATTGACTGAAAATGGCAACTCACTTGGCTTTAAGTGATCAAATTCCCTTGGAACAGCCCAAGTCGTCCCGAGTATGAGCTGATCTCCGGGTTGACCGTAGGGACAGAAATCATCGGCTGGATGATAATCACCGTATTCGTCCTGATAGTATAGCTTTCCATCCTCTTCGACTTGCCATGGAGGCTCAGGATGTCCCATCTTTCCACCTTGCTTCCGAACCTTTAGGACTCTTCGTGTCATCCGCTTCCGACCATCTGCATAGGCGCGCGCCATCTCCCGTTTGAAGGTTAGGTATTTCATCGTTCCTCCTCTTAAAGTTCAATTCCAACTGCCCATAAATCACAGCGCCCCATTCGTAGGCCCGGCAGTTCTTCTTTTCTCACCTACCTCTCGATTACAAAGGTCCGTCATCCATCGCCGCTCCCACGTCCAAGAGCAACGGCAGTGGGTACAGTTGTATATTGGGCAGTGGCCGCAATACATGAAGTGCCACATCCTTACTCCCACATCTTCATGATCTCTTCGAGATCTCGATCTATTCCCTGGAGCTTCAGGGTGTTTTGATTCACCACCTGTAACAACGCTTCCATTTTTTTGAGCATCTCTGAGGTATTGTCGAACGTTGCCTCTGAAATGTCGCGCTCGTAGGCATTAATCTTTTCAGTGGCAAGCTTCCAACTATCTTTCTTTTTGTCTTTGATTCTATTGTATCTTCTCTTGCAGGCCATACCTGTAACGATGATATTTTTAACCATCCGGCCTGCCACCGCGTCCCATGCGTTTATTTCACTATACGACGAGCCCTGCTCTCTGAAATGCTCGAAGAGCGGCATGCATTCCTCTATTGATTTCAGGAGC